CAGAAATTAGGTTTATATGAGGTGTATGGTGATAAAAAAGAGGATTTAGTGGAAAATAATTCACAAAATACCAATTTTAATGGAAAAATTTTATCAAAAGAAGAAGAAACCCCACCAATAGTAGAAAATATTCTACAATCTGAAAAGGATGCGGAAGTATTCTTTGATTCAATAAACACGCCTACCGAACCCGTTGATGCTTTAATTGAAGCTAAAGAACGATATGAAGAATCTTTAAAAAAAAAGTCTTTGAAGATATAGTTTTAAATTCCTTACAAAGAGATTATAGTAGAAGAGGTATTGATTTAGATGGAGATGGCTCAATAGATGGATATGATACCGATGGAGATGGATTAATCGATAAATTTACTGCACATCCAAATAGAGCATTAGTAGCCAAAGATATGTTACCATATTATGCTAGACCTAGTTTTGATTGGAGTGATAAAAATAAATGGATTAATGACCAAAATGCTGTAAACTATTGGATTACACATAAAAAAAATAAGGAATAGTTTGAAATTATAAAATTTTTCCCTACATTTGTTATATTAAGCAAAATAATATGAAATTAAAAAAAATTGAATCAACTCCATTCAATAAAACTGATGAGGAGGTAATTAGAAAGCGGCTAATTTCTTATTGTAAAAAAAATAACTTTTACGCTGCATCGACACAATCAATTGGGTTACCATTTAGAGCATTTGTAATTAATTCTGAAACTCCTTTATTATTAATCAATCCAACTATCTTAAAGTATTCAAACGAATCTATCTTGTCACAAGAAGTTTCGGAATTTGATGATTTAAGAAAGTATAGATATGTTAATAGGGCAGTAAGAGTTGAAGTCCAATCAGATAATTTAGGCTTGGTTATTTTCGAAGGAACTGAAGAAGATAAAGAAGGATTAAACGAAACGATTTATGCTCAACAAATGATTGATAGCTTAAATGGTATTACGATTGCGGATAGAAATGTAAATAGACCTGTTGTATCGCAGGTAAAATATGAAAGAAATCAGTTGGTTATGGCAAAATCACCCGATGGGTTGATTGAGCAAATTAAATATAAACACATACAAAAGTATATCGATAATGGATATACTATAATGTAATAAAAAATGAAATTAACCGAAAACGATATTAAAAATATAGTTAAGATTTTAGATAATCAAACCGTTGCTATAAATAACCTATCTAAACGATTAGTTGAGGCTGAAATTCTTATAGCATCAATGACTGATTTAATAATCGATAAAGGTGTGATTTCTAATGAGGATTTATTAGAGATAATGAATAAAAAAATTGATATAGTTAAGGTTAAATTAGATTTTCAATCAAAGTTAGATAAATTGAAAAAAGAAGATACTGAAATTATAGAATCGTATCCTTATTTCGGTGAGAAGGGTGAAGCATAAAAAATTAAATTATGGAAATTTTTATAATAGTATTTTTGTGTTTAGTAATTGGTGTATTAGTTTATGGTATAGTTAATACTCTTAATAAATTAGAGTATTATGAAAATTTTATATCAAATCGAAGAGAAAAATACATACAACTATTAAATTCAATTAGAGAAATAGATAGTAAAGAATTATTTGAAAAAGATGATGATGTTGGTAGTGTTTTTACGCAAATAAAAGACGAGATAGAATCATTTGAAAACATTTTAGAATAATATGCCTGCGAAAACAAGAAAACCTAGAACTCCAAAGAATAAAATGTATTTTACTTTGGATACCGAACAAGCTATAATTGAATATAATAAAACAACCGACCAAAGAGTTAAAAACCAACTTTACAAAGAAAGAATACAATACGCTTTTGAAAAGTTAGCAGAAAATGTATTGAACACTTATAAGTTTTCATATTTTGATGATGGGGCGGGTGATGTGAAAAGAGAGGTTGTTTCACAAATGATTTATAAAATTCATATGTTTCAGGAAGGTAAGGGAAAAGCATTTTCTTATTTTACCAGAATGGCGCTAAACCATTTTATTCTATTAAATAATTCCAACTATAAAAGATATAAACAAAACGATTTGATGTCAGCAATGCCTGAGAGTTGGAATCCTGCTGAAGATACCGTAGCAATTGAAACTGATAGTAATCACGCTGAATTTAGAGTAATAATGTTAGATTATTGGGATAAAAAATTAAATTCAGTATTCGATAAGAAAAGAGATATACAAATCGCAGATGCTATATTAGAATTGTTTAGAAGGGTTGATTACATAGAGAATTTTAATAAAAAAAGCCTCTATCTCTTAATAAGAGAAATGACGGGATACAAAACACATTACATAACAAAAGTTATTTCGATAATGAAAGTTCATCAAGATAGAATTTTAGAAGAATTTTTAAATACAGGTGATATCGAAATAGAAGAAGATACATTTTTTTAAAATATGATTAGTATAGGAATAAGCTGCTTTTACCACGATAGTTCAGTATGTTTAGTGAAGGATGGGAAGGTAATTTTAGCAGTAGAGGAAGAAAGATTTAGTGGTATAAAGCATGATAGTTCATTTCCACATAAATCAATAAATTGGATAATGAATGAATCAAAAATAGCCTTTGAAGAAATTGAAGAGGTTTGTTTTTATGAAAATCCATTAGTAAAAACACATAGAGTTGTTTCAATGTGTTTATCAAATTGGCAAATAAAAGATGCATTTAAATTTGGTGTAAAGGGGTTAAAACAATATTTGGGTTTAAAGAATCAGTTCAAATTTTTATTTTCAAATGCGGAAATAAAATTTAATTCACATCACGATTCACATATTGGTTATTCATATTTCACTTCACCATTTGATGAGGCAGCCGTATTAAGTGTAGATGGTGTAGGAGAATGGGAAACTACTGTATTAGCAAAAGCAGAAGGTAATGATTGGGAAAAATTAGATTCTACTATTTTCCCACATTCATTAGGTATGTTCTATTCAACCTTTACTGCCTTTTTAGGATTTAAACCAAATGAGGGTGAATATAAGGTAATGGGGTTAGCACCTTATGGAAACCCTCGTACATTTATAGATAAGTTTAGAGAGATTATATACCCATCTAAAAAGGGCATCTATAAATTGAATATGAAGATGTTCAATTACCATAAAAGTGATGAGGTAATGTTCACATCAAATCTTTCAACTCATTTAAACCTTCTACCTCGATTACCGAATGAAGAATTAACACAACAACATAAAGATTTAGCGGCAACAGTACAATTCATTTATGAAATGTATTTTTTTCGTTTATTAAAAGAATTACATAAGCAAACAAAATGTGATAATTTGGTGTTAGGAGGTGGTTGTGCTTATAACGGAACTGCAAACGGAAAAATAAGCAAAAAGACAGGATTTAAAAATGTTTGGATTCCATATTCACCATCGGATTCGGGTTCTTCAATTGGAGCTTGCCTTAATTCATATTATAGAGGTAAGAACACAGAAAGAAGAAATAATACAAATCCTTATTTAGGGCCAAAATTTTCAAATGAGTATATTTTCCAATTATTAAAAAATTATAGTAATAAATTAGTATATAAAAAATTATCTGATTATGAAATTATCGATTTGGTATCAACTGAAATTTCAAATGGAAAAGTTGTTGGTTGGTTCGAAGGTAGATTGGAGTTGGGAGCTAGAGCATTGGGCCATCGTTCTATTTTTGCTGACCCAAAGAATCCTACAATGAAAGGTCGAATCAATCAAATTGTTAAAAAAAGAGAAGGGTTTAGACCATTTGCTCCAATAGTAAAAGATGAGGCTAAAACCTTCTATTTTGAATGGGATAAAGAAGTCCCTTATATGAATCAAATCGTTTCAGTAAGAAAAGAATATAGAGGTAAATTACCTGCTATTACCCATATTGATGGAACTGCGAGAATACAAACATTAAAGAAAACGCAATGTGAAAGGGTGTATGGATTATTGGAAGCATTAGAAAAAAAGAATGGTTATCCAATAGTTTTAAACACATCATTTAATGTAAAAGACCAAACTATGATTATGAATCCCGAAACTGCAATAAAAACATTTTTGGATATAGGATTAGATATATTGGTAATAGAGAATTATGTTTTGACAAAAAAATGAAAAGATTAGTTGCATACGGTGATAGCTGGACTATTGGAGAGGGTTGTAATAGAGAAATCGAAGATACCCTCTCTAAACACGAAAAGATGGCTTACCAAAAAGAAAATAGTTGGGTAAGTTTTTTGGCTAATAAATTAAATCTACCATATGAAAATAATGGTATTAGTGGAAATCCAAATAATAAAATTTTCAATCAAATTATAGATGATGTTAAAAATGGTATAACTACTAAAAATGATTTAGTTGTTGTAATGTGGAGTTCATCATTAAGAGATTATTTACCCTTCATGCCTCACGGCCCAAAGGGAGAGTGGTTAAGTTGGAGCACTAAACATCTAATGCAAACACCTGATAGATTTTTTACATCAACTCAAACTGAAAATCGTTATTATGATTTTTTTATGGAAGATTATAAAAAATTTTGGCTAACTAATTTATATGATGATTTATACTACTCAATCGTAAATCAAAATTATATTATATTTCTGCAATCATTTTTAGAACATTATAAAATAAAATACGTCTTATGTGATGGTATTGAAGATATGTTTTTGGGAATAATACCTGAATATGATAAAACCAATTTAATTAAATCACAAAATTATTGGGGATATAAGAAGGATACGTTTAGGGATTGGTTAATAAAAAGAACTGATTCAACTTATTGGGAGTATAATGAAAATTGGGATACCAGAAGCACTCAGCATCCTAATGTAAAAGGGTATGAGCTTATTGGAAACGAATTATATAATTTTATAAAATGATAAAATTTTATTTTTATAATCTATCAATTGATTTTGTTAATAGATGCCATTTATTAAACGAAACCTTTTTCGAAACAATAGATAATCCTCAATCAGCTGATTTCATTTTTGTTTGTAGTTCAAACCATAATGATTTCATTAGGGATTTAGAAACAAACGATTACAATACTAAAAAAATAATTTATTATAATCATACCGAACCAATTGCGTTTGGTAATGCTAAACAATTCGTTGAAAAGTGTGTGGATTTAGGATTAAACAAAAAAAATGTTTTATTTCTTTGTAGTAATCATTATTTGGATAATTTTAATTGTTTAACAAAGGGTTTATCGATAAAAGACCACACCGTTAATTCACAATTAGATACAGGATTTATAAACTTTGACCATAGATTTTTAAAATTTAGTTTTCTAAATAATGCAATAAGAACTCCGAGAGCATTAGTTTTAAATGAACTAATGTCTAGAAATTTAAATTTCAATCAAAGTTATGTGGGTGCGAATGGTGATGAATGTTATGGTGATAAGAACATTGAAAAGTATGTAAACATTAAAAATAATTTAAACATTCTTAAAAGCCACGATTATGATAAGGTTTATTATCACACAATTTTGGAAGAAGATAGAAAGTTTCAATTAGTTTATAAAAACTCATTTTTTGCTTTTGTTGTAGAAACCTTTTCCGACTTTGGAATGGATAATGATGGTGTTAATTGCCACCTAACTGAAAAAACAATTAGAAACTTTGCACATAAAATACCCTTCTTACTAATGATTTCTTCGGAAGCTCAAATTAAAGTGATAGAAGATTTAGGGTTTATTTTATTTAATGATTTATTTGATTTTAAAATAGATAATTTCGATGTTGATGGGACTATAAAAAAATATGTTGATGTAATTGAACAAATTAGTAAGATGAGGTCATACGATGTTAAACAAATGGTTCTACAACCTCAATTTCAGGAAAGGATAGAACACAATTATAATAAATTTTTATTTTATAAAAATTTAAATATAGAAAATATATATAGATATATTTTATCTGATTCATACGAAGATAAAAATGATTTATTATTAAACACTGTGGAAAACGATAATTACCCAGTTTATAGTATCATTTCATCAATGATTTAGATATTTTGGTTTTGGGTATTTATTAGTAAGAAAAGATTATGGGAAAACAACAGGCAACAGATTTTGTTTTATTTGGTGAGAAAAAGTTATCAGACTTGTTTCAGGAAATATATTCAAATCAACGACACAAAAAACAAAAAATAGCTGATTTAATAGAGGAATTTAAAAAATCTATTAGACATGCTGGAGATATAGCTGAAATTGGACCAGTTATAAAGGATTTAGTTAAATTTTCAGTAGAAAACGATGATTTACTATTGAGATTAGCGACTATTGCACAAAGAATAATTGCGGCTGAATCCAAAGGGCCATCTGATGATGGATTCTTATCGGAGGCAGAAAGGGCTCAATTATTAGATGAAGTTCGTAGTGTTGCGGATGAAATGGAAAGAAATACAAAAGATAAAGTTGATGATATCGAATTAGAGTTACAAGAAATTCAAAATAAATTGGATAAAAAATAATGGGAATTTTTTCTTTTAGGGATGATTATCAGGTTTCACCTCAATCCAAAACTGCAACCTATACCGGAACAGGAGTTACTGCCGGTGTAGTAAAAAAAGTTTATTTGGAATTTGGTGAGCAACCTAATGGCAGAACTATTATTCCTGGAACTATTGAAGTTGAGTGTTATGGTAAAACCAAATCAACTAAAATTATAGCTTATCCGGAAAGTGAATTATTTTTAGATATACCATTAGTAACTGAAATTGTAGATGTATATTATAATGGAGTTGTATCAGTTTATAGAAGAGTAAATTTAAACAAGACTATCAATAATGGTGGAACTGAAGCCGGAACTAAAACTGCTTCTACTCCACAAACGGGTATTTCAAACTTTAAATCATTTGGTGGAGTAATAGGTGCATTGGCGGGAGCAGGCGGTTCTTTTGGTAGTTATTTTAAAAAGAAACCAATACACCGATTGAAACTTTACGAAGGTGATACAGTAATACAATCAAAATTCGGACAAAGTATTAGATTAAGTGGATACAATAATAAGGGAAACGATTTTAATCCTAAATTAATAATCCGAAATAAAGAAGCATCTAAATTTAATCTCCTACCTGTTTCATCATTAGTTGAAGAAGATTTAAATAGAGATGGTTCAACTATAATGATGAGTAGTGGGACAGATAAAATCAATTTTATTCCTGGTACTCCAGATTTGTTAGGTTCATCTGATTTTAAAAATAGACCCGATAAATCTTCTAAATTTGTTTATGTTGGAAAAGATGATGAATATGGATTTGAAGCATACCCAAAAGTTTATGATGGAGAACAATGTATTATATCATCAGATAGATTAGTTTTTTCTTCAAGAAAGAATGAAACGATATTTTGGAGTAAATCTCATTATGGGGTTATAACCGATGGCATATTTTCAGTTGACGCTGAAAGAGGTATTAATATAAACTCAAAGATGCCAATTGATATACAGGCTTTTAATAACCAAATAAATTTTTACATAGGGGATAGTGGTGAGATTAATTTAGGAAACAAAAATTTAAAACCTGCGGTTGATGGTATATTATTAAGAGGATTTTTAGAAGACCTAATTCGCTTAATTGTAAATTTAAGAAATGGTGGATTATTAACACCAGCAGGGCCTGTTTCCGGTATGAAGCAAGAAGTGGTAACCGAATTCGAAGAATTAGCAGGTAAGTTAAGTAATATGTTATCCAATCGTGTTAAAATTCAATTTTAATGTGGGACATTTTTAAACTACAAGTTAAAGCAGTGATGTTGCAATCACCGGAATCATCCGATGATTTGGCAAAGGTAATTGCTAGTTCGTATGATAATGTTCTTAAATTCCCACCAGCAGGAGATTTAACTAATAAAATAACGATTGAAAGGGGTAATGTTGAGGTATTAGAAAATCTTATAAAGATAGTTTTAATACAACAATCTCGTTCCGAAATACAATTTCCAATTATAAATGGAATTGCAAATGGATTCGTTGCATATTGGGCGGGGGCAACCCTCAAACAATTACCTATTCCACTTCTTCCTGCACCCGGAGCAATTTCAAACATCGCTGTTACTCAAAACATAGTTGTTAATCCAGGCATTCAAGTATCCATTCCATTTACATATGAAGGATTGGATAATGTTGATAGATTTATAGATAAAATAATCCAAGCAGCTAACATTCATTTATTTACCGTTGGAGGTTGGACATTCACCACATCAGCATATCCGAGTGGTGTAGTTGCACCTGGTTATCTACCTTGGCAAGGGTACTCGGTTTCAGCTAATCCAGTTGATTTTAGTTCATTTAGTCCAAGTGCGTTTGAAACTGATCCGAGGGTTTTGGCGGAATTAAAAGCGAGATTCGGTGGAACTATTGTAGACCCAACGGTACTTCAAAGTGATGCAGAATTAGCAGCACAAGAATTAATAAAGCAAGCGGATGCACAAAAAGCAGTTGCTCTATCAGCCGGTGGTGGTGGGGGTGCATTACAAATTACATATGCGGGTAATCAGGATTCTAACTTAAATGAAATCGCAGCTGCGGCTAAGAAGTTTAAGATTGATAATCCTCAATTGATTATAGCGATGCAAGCCAACGCTCTTAAAGAGACAGGTGGCAGGGTAATAGTTGAGAATGTTAATTATACCAAAAATAGTAGAGAAAGGCTTACTGAAATCTTTGGAAAAAGAATTAGTAGATTATCAGATGCGGAATTGGCACAAATACAAACCTCTCCGGAAGCATTTGCAAATTATATCTATGGAGCACCTGGTAACTCATTAGGAAATACACAACCCGGTGATGGCTACAAATTCAGAGGTAGAGGATTTATTCAAATTACAGGTAGAGCAAACTATGCAGCGGCATCAAAAGCATTATATGGTGATGATAGATTAGTTAAAAATCCAGATTTATTAAATGACCCGAAAGCAGCAGCAGAAGCAACCGCTTGGTTCGTAAATAGAAGTTTAGATAATTTTGCTAATAAGATGAACATCAATAAAAATGATTTAACACAAGAACAGGCTACCCATTTAATAACAAGTATAGTTGCGGGTAAAGTGATTGACCCTAAAGGAACTGGATTCTTAACCACAACTGCGTTAGGTAAAGCAAATAGTTATGCAGCTCAATTGGCAGCCAAAAATACAAACACATTAGCGGCAGTTACTAATCCATTAAAATCAACTATAACCGGAGGATAAAATTCGATAATATAGGAACAATATATTTATAAACAGAATCAATTAAATTATGGACACTAACAAACTTTTTAAAGCAATCCAAATTGTAGTTAAGGAAGAGGTAAAAAAACAAACTTCCTTAATTAAGGAACAGGTTAGGAAGGAAATTCTAGCCGAACTGAAAAAATCAAATGTAAAACCAACTATTTCTGAAAGGAAAATAGAAAATCCATTCGATAAAGCATTGGCAGTATTAGAAGAAGATAGGGAGATCGAACAAAAACAGTATTCGAAAAATCCTGCTCTAAATCAAATACTAAATGAAACGGCTATGAGACCGAACTTTAGTAGAACCGATGGTGAATGGGGAACATTATCTCCTGAAATGATAGGATATGGTGAAGTAGGAATGAGTTCTCAGCCGAATAGAGGTCAATCTATGCCAGTAACAGGTAATGATTTAATAGATAAAGCGATTGCAAGAAGTGCAAAGGTTTTAGCAGCAAGTAAAGATAAAAATAGATAATAAATGGCGATAATTATTGGGCCAAAATTAACCAAAGATTTACCCGAAAAAGATAGAGTAGCGATTGGAGTAACTCTCCCTCTTCAAAGGGGTAATAATGGTTATTTTGCTCAATCGTTTCAAACTATTGACCAGATAAAATCAAATATTAGAAACCTTTTATTAACTAGAAGGGGTGAGAGGATAATGCATCCAACATTTGGAACTTCATTATATGAAGCATTATTTGAACAAAACACCGATGATTTAGAAATAAAAGTTCAAACATCAATAGAAGAATCAATTGCAGAGTGGATGCCATTTGTTTCTATTGAAGAAATTTTGGTAGACCAATCAAATTCTGATAGAGATAGATATAATTTTGATATTTCATTATCATTTAGGGTTTCGGGACAACAAAATTTGGAGACGGTAACATTTAATGTAGTTGAATAATGGCATTTAAAGTAACAAATAAAAAAATAGGAAGGAATAGTAGAGATATAAACTACTTGGGTAAAGATTTTCAATCATTTAGAGATAATTTGGTTGAATATGCTAAAACCTATTTCCCTTCCTCATATAATGATTTTAATGAAGCATCACCTGGTATGATGTTTATTGAAATGGCATCTTATATTGGTGATGTTTTAGGATACTATACTGATTCTACATTAAAAGAAAGTCTTATACAATATGCGGGTGAAGAAAAAAATGTATTTGCATTGGCAAACTTATTGGGATATAAACCAAAAGCAACCTCACCTGCAATTACAACTCTATCGGTTTACCAATTATGTAAAGCAACTTCTAATGGTGAATTGGATACAAAATACCTATTAAGAATAAATGAAGGATTAGAGGTAAGGTCTAGTGTAAATAATGAAATAACATTTAGAACTACTGAAATTTTAGATTTTAACGATGCTACTGATAGAGAGGTTAGTGTTTACAGCACAACTGAAATAACCAACATACCTGATTATTTTTTAGTAAAGAAAAAGATTCAGGCTATATCAGCAAGTGAAAAAACAATAGAAAAAACATTTACAACATCAGAAGCGTTTCAGAAATTAGATATTGAAGAAACAAATGTAATCTCAATCGAAAGTGTGATAGATGATAATGGTAATAAGTGGTATGAAGTTCCATATTTGGCACAAGAAACAATTTACATTGATTATCCAAATGTAGAACAAAACGATCCTGATTTAAATCAATTTTCAACGACTGTTCCATACCTTCTAAAACTATTAAAAACTTCAAGAAGATTTGTAGTTAAAACGAATGATAATTTTACAACATCAATTCATTTTGGAGGAGGAGATAGTTCCCTATCGGATGAATTAATTATACCAAATGTTAAGAATGTTGGATTAGGTTTAAACAATTCAGTTAATAGAATGGCTGAATCTTATGACCCTACTAATTTCCTTAAAACAAAATCATATGGACAGGCTCCATCGGCTAATAGCACTTTAAGTGTAACTTATTTAGTTGGAGGAGGTGTTGGTTCAAACGTTCCACAAGGAGATTTAACTACTATTACGAACATAACTTATAATGATGATTTAATTAATACATTTGTCGATATTGATAATACTGTTTACCAATTTGTAAAAAATTCAGTTGCGGTTGAAAATGAAATACCCGCAAAAGGTGGTAGAGGGTTTGATACAATAGAAGAAATTAGAGAAACGGCATTAGCAAATTACGCATCTCAAAATAGAGCCGTAACTGCAAAGGATTATCAAGTAAGAGCACTTTCAATGCCGACAAAGTTTGGTTCAGTTTCTAAAGTATTTGCAATTGGTGATAATTCATTAAACGCTAATTCACCGCAATCAGTATTAAATTCAACTGATAATGTAACTGAATTTGCGGAAATTGTTAGAAGTATTGTAAATTCATCATTAGCAAAAGGTGGAAAATTACCAACCACAAATGAGATAAAACAAAATGTAAGAAATTTTGTTCAAAAAACAACTCAAAACGCTGAATTAGTTAATCCTTTTGCTATTAATCTATACACATTAGGATATGATTCAAATGGTAAATTAACGACTCTTAATAGGGCGGTAAAAGAAAACTTAAAAACCTACTTAAACGAATTTAGAATTCTTACTGATGGTGTAAACATAATAGATGGGTTCGTCATTAACATAGGTATTAATTTCGATATTACGGTATACAAAAACTATAATTCCAAAGAGGTAGTATTAAGATGTATCGAAGAAATAAAATCAATTTTCTCAATTGATAATTGGCAATTTAATCAAACCATAAACCTATCGGATATAGAATTAGGATTGGCAATGGTTGATGGGGTTGCCTCTATTCAAAAAGTTGAGATTGTAAATAAATGTGGTGGAGCGTATGCGAGAAATAGTTATGATATAAAAGGTGCTACAAAGAATAAGATAATATATCCTTCATTGGATCCTTCTATCTTTGAAGTAAAGTTTCCTGATAAAGATATAAAAGGAAGAGCAGTATAATGATACACTTTGTAACGGCATCAAAAGATGCAACAGTTTATTCTTTGTATAAAACTAAAAATACGGGTTTAGATGAAATCTTAACCGTATCTAAACACTATTCACGTTTTGAAGAAGAGGATAATGCTAGAGCCTATTTATATTTTGATATAACTAATGTTCCTACCTATGTTACGGCATCAGCAGCTACCTTAAATTTAAAATTAACCGAAGCGGAAGAGTTACCGGTAAGTTTTTCTCTTTTTGCATATCCTGTAACTTCAAGTTGGAATATGGGTGTGGGAACTTTTTATTACACACCGGAAAATGCGGATGGTATTACGTGGAACACTCAACCATTTATATTATCATCTTCTGCAGCAGCATCTCAATCATTTACTTATCAAAGTTTAGATATCGATATGGATGTAAAATCTTTATACAACTATTGGACAGGGAGTGAAAATTTTGGTTTAGTATTAAAACATACTAATTCAGTTGAATCATCCTCATTGGATTATGGTATTATGAATTTTTATTCAAAGGAGACTAATACTATTCATCAACCACTTTTAAAATTAAGTTGGGATGACGTAAGTGGTTCATTTGTTACTGGAACATTAGGGCCTTTGACCTCAGCATCAATCATAGTAAGAACAAAGGAATTAAAACCATATTATACCGAAGGAGGAAAGGTAAAGATAAAAGTAATTGGCAGAGAGCAATACCCACTTAAAACCTTTTCTAACTCATTCTCTTATTTAGATGTAAAGTATCTTCCAACGAGTTCGTATTATGCTATCAGAGATGAAATTACAAAGAAGAAAATTGTAGATTTTTCTACTTATACTAAAATAAATTGTAATTCATCTGGAAATTATTTTGTATTTGATACAACGAATTTCCCAACAAATAGAGTATATAAATTTTTATTTTTGATAGAAAGAGATGGATACGAAGAATATTTTGAAGATGATTTAACATTTGAAATAAGAAGTAATGGAGTTTGAATTAATTAAAGATATACAAAATAGTGGATCCCTAGTCGCAAGAGATAGGGATAATGTTTATTTTGAAGCCACTTTGGATTCGGATAAAACCGGATATGTATATGCTCCATCTAAAAAAAGGGTTTACAATACCGATGAATTAAAAAAAGCAATCGATGTAAACGTTTTTGAGTTAATCCCATCTTCACCCGAATTAGAATTAGATTTAGTTCCTAGACCAGTTTATAATGATGCAACTCGTTCATTAGAATTAGCAAATGGAACAATCACTTCACAATCTTTACAGATATCGTTATTACAATCGGAGGTGGCAAATCTAACTGCTATATCAGCAGCATTAGATATTGAATTGGATAGTGAAAGATTATTAAGAGTTACTGCTGAGGCAAATGCTGAAAGTTTAAGAACTCAATTTGCTATTATTAGTGATACATTGCAAGGTAATATACAAAGAATGACTTTGGAGGGTATTGAAAATGCATCTCTTAAAGCCAGAAATGAAGGTCAAAATGCAACTATTGAATCGCTTAAAAAACAAGTAGATAGTTTAACCGAACAATTGAATGGTAAGAATGCAAGAATAGCAGAAGGTGCGAAGGCGGGAGCTGACATTACGGTAAGGGTAATTAATAAGGGTGACCAAAAATATAATGATTTAACTTATAGAGCGAGAGCAAAAGATGATGGAAATGGAAAATGGATAAATGGTCCAGAAGTTGAAATATTTAATTTTTCATTAGAGGTTCAGAATGTAACAATTACTGAAAAAAACGTAAGTTTCATAGGTGGGCCTTTTTCAGTAAGCGTTCCGCCACAAGAAAAGAAAACTATATCATTTACTCATAATGCAGGGAAAGTTGATGGGTTTAAGCCATCATCAGGGTTTGGGTTTACAGGTGATAAGGAATATACCGGAACATTAGAATTTAAATCAACTAATGGAACCGTTTCATTATCTACTTCAGTTCAAAAACAAAGAGGTAATGATTTTAGCTTATAAAAATATAAATTAAATGGCATTAGAACAATTTAAAAATATTGATGAGGTAATAAATAAGGGAACATCTCTTACAACTGAATTAAATCCTATTGATTTAGCTTTAATTAATCAAGGATTTAAGGCAACTCCTTTTAATTTAGGTGTGAATGATGTATTAGAATTTATACTATACGATTCTGCTAACAATATATTAGAACAAAAAGATTATGGTAAAATTAGATATGTTAAGGGGCAAGAATTAAATGATTACTTAATTCAAAGTGAAAATGTTCTAGATAAAGTATTAGATGGTGGCGGATTTTTAGTTGATATAAAAAAACTAATAAAAGAAGCGGGATATAATGTGGGTGTATTTAGAGTTCAATTAAACTTCGTAAACGATAGAGTTGGTAGTTCGGTTGAAAAAGATAAAATGTGGATACAAGAAATTTCTGCAACAAGATTAGAATTACGATTACTCCCTTATGATAATTTTGATGAAACTTCAAATGAGGATATAGATACAAAAATAGACCTTAATCAATCTTATAATAGTTTTGTTTTAAATAAATTTAGTGGTGATGAAGTGTATTCGGAGATTGATGCGGTTTTAAATGCATTAACTCCTGCTCAACTATACAATACTTTTCAATCGATAAAAGCAAAGGCATATATTGAACAATTAGGCTCTGAATTCGGTATTAATAGTTGGGAAATATTTTTTAGTAAAGTGTTGGATTCGATGAGAGTAGCAGTAAGACATGCACTTTTACACAAAAATTCTACAATTGGAAGTAATACATTTGGCGCGTATTTAGGTGATGATATAGATTTTATATACTATAACAAAGCTGATATAGTTAAACTATTAAACAATAAGTTTGAAGAGGCAGTAGATTATCATTTACCAAAGAGAACTTTATCCGATGAGGTTAAATTAGATAACATTACACAACAAAGTATTGATAAATTACAAGAATTAGTTCAATCATTAAAATCAGATATGACAAGAACTAATCCACAAACTCAAAAATTTGTAGTAGAGCCTCCAACAATAGCAGAAGTTAAAGATTTATTTACAACAACTAAAACTATAATACCTGCGGTAATACCGGGTGATAAGCCGATTGTTATAGAAACACCGGTTTTAAAAGAACCATTTAATGAACCAATCGCGGTAACCGTTGAACCATCGAATCCATATGTATCACCTTCACCTAATGATGGGGATATAGAAAGAGAAAGATTAAGAAGGTTACAAGAAGAAATGATGTATCAGGCCGGAGGTAGAGGAACTCAATTTGATGTTCCATATCAATCCCCTTATCAAACTCCATCACAACCAATTCAAGTTGGTGGAGAACCAGTAGTAGGTGGTGCGGGAGGCCTAACAATTGAAAGAGCATCTAATGATGATTACATAAGAGATTACGAAAGAAATAACGTTGAAAATATACTTTAAAAATGCCAATACCTAATAGAAACGGTTATTATACTGGACAAATGTTCACTAATGAATTAGGTGAAAGATATGTTTGGATAGGAAATGAATGGAGAACCGCAGGAAATGATAATTACACACCCGTATCTGCTGCGAGGGAAATAAACATTACCTTTAATACCTTTTTGGAAGAAGGTGGGAATAGTATTCAAGCAAAAGTTTTAGTTAATGGCTCAGAGTGGACAGATAGTTCATCTCAAAATGGTAAGATTACATTAAAATTTTTCGATTACCAAATTTTAAACCCAACTAGAATTTCATTTATAGGAACAAATGTTAAGGCAAAAAAATCTTTTCTTTTACAAGCAAAAGTAAATCAAGAAAATGAAGTGGTGATAAAAGAGACAGATGAATATGGTAATGTATTTAACGATGTTATAATAAGTGAACCAATAGGATTGATAAGAAGAAGAGAAATAATTGAACCAGATACCGAAGCAAATGATACTAGAAGAAGATTGTTCGCTGAAAATCCTGATGGAGGAAGTGGATTTGTAAACACAACCGGCGGACAATTCGATGGAAGTGGTGGAGGAGTAAGTGGCTTCGGTGGAGGAGGAGGTGGAATGAGAGAAGTTAATCCGCTTGATTTTAGAGGAGCTGGATATGGATTGGCGGATGTAACACAAAGAGAAAACATACAATAAAAGTATTTATATTAGATGGAAAGAAGAGAGTATTTTATACCACCGTTAAATCAGGTTAATTTTCAATTGGATGTTCCATTTGAGAAACTTGGGGTGTCTGAAATTATAACACCATCTGATCCTTCATCTAGCGATGTTGTTTTAGTAAGAGTAACAAATAATTTAGGAAAGAATTCAATAAGGGTAATTACCGATGCTGGTAATTTAGAAATACCCAATTCGAATCTATTTAGATTACAAAAAAATTCGAAACTTTCAATTGTAAGAGCGAATAGTTCGTTATACAATATAAGAAGCATAAAAATTTATGATGAAAACGATGTATTGGTTGAGGAGAGCACCTCAAATACATTCGATTTTACCGATATAGATAAAAATTATAGAATTGATGTAGATAGTTATGACGTAGTTCAAACCGGAGAATTCCCTTCATTCATATCACCTATCAATCAAGGATATGTGTGGAATACTGAATACTCACAGGAATTTATCCTTAAAGTAAATGTATCAAATTCAACACAATTCGTAAGATACTATTTTCCAAACCAAATAGGAGTTGATGAAAATGGTTCTAAAAGAATAACACCAAATAATAATGAAGTTTTAATAAATCTATCTAATCCAAACGCATTGGGTAGATTTGAATTAGTAATTATTGCAGGTAATGGGCAGGTAGGTGAAAGAGATGAATTAAGAACTTTTATCGATGTAATTAGAGAAAAAACTTATGGTGAGCCAGATGTTACTCAAATTATATATGATAAGAATATAATAGAGGCAGATTTAAGGCCATTAGATTTTAATTTTGAATTTGATTTAAAGGCAGTAAATTCAGAAGGTATTGAGGTATTTTTAGGAGAAAATAAAGTAGGAGAAGTAAATTTTGAAATAACAAAAGGTATTTCAAAAATTTCATTTAATGCAAAAGAATTATATAATCTTTATAAAGAGTATTTTAGCGAAACACAAAAAACCTATTTAATTACATTTGGGTTTAGACCTTATTTTAATGGTATAGGTGGTAAAATATTTGGTAAAACCGAACAGGTATCAATCACCGTTCAAAGAACTCCTTTCTTAATAGATAAAGGAACAGCGGTTAGAGATATATCTAGCACATTTGCACAATTATTTTCCGGTGAATTAACTAAACGAAATTACGAAGACCAAATAGTTTTCGAAGATGATAAACATCTTTATTATCAAGTAAGAACATCAGCTGACCAATCTTTTGTAATAACTAATACTGCAATGGATAGATTAACCTATTCAGTATTTGGTGGAAAAGTTGTTGAAACACAATTTGAAATAGATACTGAAAGTGGTAGTACTAGAAAGAAATTAGGATATAAAGATTATGGAACATTAGTTGTTAAATTATTAGAACCACTACCCGGTACTATTGATTTAAATACGCAAGTTTGGATTTCAAAGCAGATAATCCCAACAATAGTTGAATCAATTATTATTTCAGACGAAGATGATGATAAATGTCTTCCATTAAAACCTAATTTCGGAACTGATATAATTCAAGAAACCGGATTACAATTCTTCGATGAAATAATTTCAAGCGGTAGTTTATCATCTACTCAATTAGTAAATAAATTCATTTCACAAAGTGAATTCAATTTAGAAGATTTACAAATTGATTATGTAAGTGGTAGTAGTAAAACGAGTGAGTATTTCTTAAAATTTGAAAACTTTGTAAATTTTGGAAGTGCGTTAAGTAGGATTGAAAATTTCCAATATAAAATAGGAACGATAGAAGAGTGGGAAAATAAAATAGATACAACTTTATATTCAGCTAGTTTATTATCAACCTCTTCAAATTCTTTACTAACAAGTGCATCTTATAACGATAAAATTAAAAGTGTAAAGAATGGATTTGATGGGTTTGAAAGAAAGATGTATGAAGATTTCTCTATCACATCTTCTAACGATATATTCTTTACATCACAATCTATATACGCAGAAGTATTTGATAAAACTAATAAAAACTATTTAGTTAGACATATACCACAATACCTTCAAGAAAGTTCGGATAATTTAGATTACCTAACTTTTATTGAAATGATTGGACAACATTTTGACATTCTATGGGGGTATATAAATGGAATTAATAGAGTTAAAAAAGTTGAGAATAAATCAATCGATGGTATATCTGATAATTTAGTTTATGAATTATTGGAATCTTTTGGTTGGGATCCCAAAAATCCATTTGCGGGTAAAGAACTTTGGAATTATGCATTTGGTTTAAATCCAAACGGTCAATCTAATTCAAATAAAAACGCATTAGGTAATAATGTTGCAACCTCCTATACACCAGAAGCTGCTAAGAATCAAGTTTGGAGAAGAATACTAAACAACTTACCTTACTTATTAAAACATAAGGGTACAAGAAAATCGATAAATGCTATTTTAGCTTGTTATGGTGTTCCATCTTCTTTATTAACAATAATTGAATTTGGTGGGCCATCTAATAATCCATCGGACACTACTAAATTTACTTACGAAGATAGAAGTGTATTTTTAAATTTAAAGAGTAATGAGTATTTGGATATACCTTGGATTAATGGTGTCCCAAACGCAGTTCAGTTAAGATTTAAAACGGCAAACAAAACTAATTCACAATTATTATATGGTGTTTCCGGAAGTAATTATTGGAGAGTAAGTTTAGAACCAACTGGTAGTGCATTATTCGGAAATCTTAATTTTGAATTAGTAAATACAAAAGTTGATATTGATATATTAGATGTAGATTTAACACCTAATTATACGAGTAGTATGAGTATAGATAATATACCTCTATACGATGGAGAATTTAAATTTTTGACAGTTCAAAAATCTACTTCATCGGATAGTTCTGGTAAATTATACGATACATACCAAATGTATTTAAGAGAGGCGAATGGTGATAGAATAAAACTAGCCAAAAGTGCATCTTTAACTTTACAAGTATCATCATCTGCTTCTTATGTAAATGGAAACACTTACTACACTGGATCTCCATTTGATTATAGTGGAAAACTTATTGTAAATGGAAGTGGTTCAAGTGGAATAGTAGGTTCAATTGATGAAGTTAGATTATGGAATAACGCTTTATCATCATCGGTAATAACTTCGCATACATTAAATCCTGATGTAATATTTGGAAACCATATATCATCATCAACCGAAGATTTATTACTTCGTTTAGATTTTGAATACCCTAAAAATCTTTATACAACCGGCTCTATTAAGAATGTGGCACCGGTAACATCATCATATACATCATCGGTAATTGCAGTTGTTTCTCAATCAATTTCAACATATCCTTACCACTATGAGAGTTATGAAAGATTTGTAACCGCAGAAGTTCCACAAATTGGATTCGTTGGAAAAGATAAAGTTAGATTAGAAGATATAGAATTAACCGGTCAATTATCATATAAAGCAAGAGCTACTAAAAAAGCATTTGATAGAGCACCGATAGATTCAAATAGATTAGGATTATTTTTCTCACCGGTGAAAGAATTGAATTTAGACATTCTTCGTTCATTAGGTGCATTAAATATAGGTGATTATATAGGTGATTGGGGAGATGAATATGGAACTGATACCTATTCAAGTCTTACTGAATTAAGAAATTATTATTTCCAAAGAACATCATTAAACTTTGATGAATATATTCGATTGATAAAATCAGTTGATAAATCCCTATTTGATATGTTAGAACAGGTAATACCTGCGAGAGCTAATGTATCAAAAGGTATATTAATTGAACCTTCTTTATTAGATAGAAGTAAGATAAAAATTAATAGACCGAAAGCGGATAAAATTTATTATGATTCATCTATCGATGTAACTGAAACGCAACAAATAACTTTAGATGTTCCTTATCATACTGGAAGTCTTAATGTAGAATTGGATAGAGAATTAGATGTTACAACTCCATTCTATTCATCTTCATATAGTGTTGATGGGTTGATGAGCATTAATTCGGATTACATTTTCTATACCGCAAGTAACACATTGGTAACCGATGAATTAATGGATGGGGAAATCATCTACAATTCTGGTTCAACGATGGGTGGCATTGAAATAAAAATTGATGCAGGATTACGAAATGCAACAATTGTAGGAGAATATGATTTAGAGGATTCATACCAACAAATAGGAAATGATGCAGACTCACCTTTTAATTTAGGATTCGGTCTTTATGGTGAAAATGGTGCATTGGATAGAACATATTTTAGAGAAGATGGAACATTAGTATTAACCGAAAGATATAACGCTTATATCCTAACAATAAGATATGGTAGATATGTTCCGAAAAGAGTAACTGAAAATGGTTTATCATCATCACTATACAATACCACTAAATTAGGAGTTACTGATAAAATTGAATTAGAACTAAAATATAGATTTGAGAAAAAAATGGTTTTAATAAGCCCATTTGATGAAAATGCAAGTGGAGCGTTTAGAACTCCTACTGCACACTCATTCTATACTGATATAAGTTCGGCATTGGGGGTATTCCCATATAAAAATGGAATAATAACCGCTATTGAACCATTTGATGGATATACTAGCGGACATTATAGATATACAAAGGATACTGCGAGGGGATTAGAAAATAGTTTTTATGAGGGTTCTAAGCAAACTTCTGATACTACTTTAGACGGAACATCGCCTGTTGAAGTATTTGTTACTAATCCAAATAGATTGAGAGTATCACCTTCTGGAAGAGGAAGTGGAGAACCAATTTTGGAAGTTGATTAAAAAAAGTTGTAAAACTAAAAGGTTATATATTTATAATTGAAAAAAAGACCAAAATAATTAAAAATGGCTTACTTAGATAATTCGAGCATAATTGTAGATGCTATTCTTACAAAAAAAGGTAGAGAAAAATTAGCAGCGGGACAATCGTTAAACATTACTCAATTTGCATTGGGTGATGATGAAATTGATTACCAATTGTATGATGCAGCGCACCCAAAAGGTTCTGCATATTATGATGCGGCTATTAAAGCAATTCCTATTTTAGAAGCATCACCAGATGAAACACAAGTTTTAAAATATAAACTTGTAACACTTCCAAAAGGAACAACTAAAATACCTCAGGTATCTATTGGAACTACTTCCATTAGCACAAATCAAACGAGAGGTAAAGTTACTATTTCACCAACAACTTCACCGGCAGGTAATACAACTTCTGGATATACCGCAGTTTTAGCTGATAAGACGGCAGGAACTTTAATCGGTTTAGGAGTTGCAGCAACGGGACAAATTTCAGTTAGTGATTCAGTAGCAGCAACAGCTGATGTTAGGAGAGGAACTTCATTTGAATTTATTCCAAACCCTGCACTTACTGCAACAGTTGTAACAACTTTGACAGTTTATGGAAACGAGACCGGGGGTTCAGTTTCTATTCCTGTGACAGTAAACTATGTAGCATAAAAATTAAAAATAGAAAATGGCACAAATTACAGGAGCACAAGGAGCAGCAGTAACACAACAATTATCCCAATATCTTATCGATAATGCGGGTGTAATTGATGCAACTGCGATTGCTAATATAATTAATGCATCATTGCCACCTAATGAAAGATTGGGTGTGGCGAGTGGTGGTGTATTATCACAAGGTATTTTTAAAAAATTTGGTGAGTTTGATAAGATTTCAAATAAAATTGAAGTAGTAACTGAAGGATTGTGGAGTAATGGTAGTGGTAGTTTAAATGGTTCAATGGTGACCGGTTCTACAACAACAATAGCAGGACACAGTGGTTCAGATGCATCGAAGTATTATCTAAATGTTTACTTAACTGGTTCAAACACTGGATCATCTGCACCTGTTGAATTTGCGATTGCTTACGGGCATAAGTTCGCAAGTGGTTCGGTTCAATTAACAACATCTGATTCTGCTCTTTTACCAACAAAAGCAATCTATTCACAATATAGAATGTTATTGAATGATAACTATGAAGGTGAAGCTGATGAATACTTTACAGTATATTCAGCATCAATTGAAGATGGTTACCAAATAGATCATGCATATGTTATTAACTTAGCAAGAGCTAGATATAGACAACAGGCTGATGCGGGTAATTTTACATTAACATTAAGCGGTTCTAATGGAATAAGGTATTTTATAGATGATAGTGGTAAGAAGTTTTCTGATAAAGCTGGTAAAGCAGGAACTGTTTTTAATATAGTTTCTGGTTCAACAAATGTTGGAACTGAGGCAGCAGCAACTATCAATACATATACCGCATCTAATCAACAAGGATTTGGTAAGTTCTATCCTAAATTGGGTATTATGTTATTAAATCCAACCGCATTAGCATCAGTAGTGGGAAGTGAGTTATTACCAACAACCGGATCTACTTCGGTTGAAACTTATAACCAAAAATTATTATTTAACGCAATTAAAGGCGGAGCAGATTTTGAAATGAGAAGAACTGAAAATGTATCAACTCAACACTTCTTTGTAAGAGCGACTAATAGAGAATTTAACTTCTCAAACAATCCTACATTTGTAAGTGGTTCTGATGGAACATTTAGAGAACCTTCATTTGAATCTGATCCTAAAACATATATCACATCAGTTGGTTTATACAACGATGCTAACGAATTGATTGCAGTTGCGAAAACATCGCAACCAATCGCGAAATCCTTCGATAAGGAGGTGTTGATTAAGGTAAAACTTGATTTTTAAATTTAATTTTAAACCTTAATTTTAATAGAACCCACTTCGGTGGGTTTTTTTAATTATTATATTTATAGGTGTATGTTTAAATCAATTCAAAAATCTGATATAACGGTAAGACCATTTAAAGTCTATAAAAATTGGACGATAGATAGTTCTATTGCACCTGTTTATGCCGTTGAAAATATATCGGGTTCATTTGAGGATAGCGAGAATAGAGAGGTAGCAGGATATAAAGAGTATTCTTTATATAAAGGTATAAAGCAATTATTTTATTCTAATTCAGCAAAACAAATTGGAGTTGTAACGAATTGGAATTTGAGAAAACATAATGCTAAGCAATTAAAAGTATATAATGTAAACATTACTAATAACCTATCCACCCCAACTACTAATGCATTTCAGTATTATTATAGCCAATCAGATAAAAAATACATCGATGAATTTCAACAATATTTGGATAGTAATTCATATAGAGTTGATGATGCGGGGATAATTTTTGAAGGTAAATATACTGATGTTACAAAGGTGTATGGAGAAATGAATAATTACGCTTCTAATACTGAAAGAGTGTTAGGTAATAGATTCTTATTTTGGAATATACCACAAAGATATATCGGAGAAGGAATTAAAAAAAATTCATTACTTTTAACCAACTATACTGATGATTCAACTATTGTAGATGATGGAAAAGGTAATTTACTTTATTTAGGAAAAGCATTTGTTGATTTAACACAACTTGATTTAGAAAATAATACGGCTACATTTTTAATGAATGATGGTTTATATTATACATTAACCATCACTTCTTTTGATATGGGTGATGCTGATGGAGATGATGAAGGAAGTATTAATTTAAGTTATAGCGGTGGACCGGCATCGGAAACCTTAATTTTTAAGTTTGATGTATCATCGGGAGAATTGACAGCATTAGGTAATTTTAACTTTCCTTTGGAACTAAGCAAATATAATGTTGCTACTACAATAGGTAATATATTTTATTCAAATGGAATCATAGTATTAACTTATGGTGTTGAGAGAGCGAGTGATACATTAGAACAAGAAAGTAATTATAACTTTGGAAATGATGGTAATTGGGATATGAAATTCCAATCAACTAAAACAATCTATGAAAACGAATTATTTTTGGAAGTAAACCCTAATGAATTCAATTATTCCACAAATCCTTCTGCTACTAAATTTTATAATGGAGATGTATATGTAAAAAAATATATACCTTTCACACCGGGTAATGTAAGTGGGGCAACAAACGCATATAATTTGGATTTTAGATTGGTTTCAGATTATAATGGAACAACAAAAATTGGATTTGATGAATATGAATATAGTTCCTCAATAGACCCAACGGGTTCTTATTTAGCACCTTATATTACAACTATTGGATTATATGATGAAAATTATGATATGGTAGCGGTGGCAAAAATACCATCTAAACCTAAATCTACACCAGATTATCCTATTAATTTCGTTATTCGTTTCGATACTTAATATTTATATAAAAATAAACAAACTATGGCACAGATAATAGATCTTTACAAAAATTCAAAAATGGCTGAGAAAAATGCTCCTAGCCAAATAACCGACTACATAAAAACTAAAGTAGGTGGATTATTAGCAGTAAAAGGATTTACTTCAAAAGCATTGACAGGTAATACTGATTATAATTTAAATGATAAGGTATTAAGTGGAGCTAGAAAGGGGCAAGTAGATTTATCAAAGTATTCAGATAAAACCAAAAGATAAATTAAAATAAAGGTTACAGATGTGGGAGTATAAAAACGAATTAATTTCCGATATTAATCAGATACCGGAAGATGCTTTTGGGTTTGTTTATGAAGTATATCATATTCCAACTGGCAAAAAATATATAGGAAGAAAACAACTTATTTCGGTGACCACTAAGGCTTTGGGTAAAAAGGAATTAGCGGAATTAACCGATAAAAGAGCTAGTAAGAAAAAGAAAGTTCAAAAAGAAAGTGATTGGAAATCCTACTATGGTTCACATTCCGAAATCAAACAACTTATTAAGGAAGGTAAGAGTAGTGAATTTAAGAGAACTATTATTCAATTTGCCTTTTCCCCAAAACACCTAACATACTTGGAAACAAAGTATCTATTTTCATTAGAAGTATTAGAAAACCCAAATGTTTTTTATAATGATAACATATTGGGAAAATTTTTTAGAAAAGACATTCCTCATATATGACAAATTTATTATTAACGTTTGGTTGTTCATTTACTTATGGGGAGGGGTTAGAATTTCATCATTGGCAAGAAAAATACCCAACATCTTTTGAATTATATAAAAATAAAGTTACATATTATCCCTCATCCTTAATAATGATTTCATTGGATGAGTTAGTAGCGTATAGAGAAAAATATAGATGGTCTGGTATCCTTAAAAATTTTTTGAATTTTAGCTTAATGACTAAAAACGAAAATGGGGGAAACAATTATAGAAACATTGAGAGGTTAGGAATTTTGATGGAATACCTTAAGGTTGAAAAAAATTATGTTCCAAAATATTGTGTTTTTCAATTTACAAATGTAATAAGAGATATAGTTGAATTTACTAATAGTAATTCATTTGGTGGGCATGATGAAGGAGTAAGATGGTTAGGTGTAGATTTAAAGAAAAAAATAATAGAAAATATAAACTTATTAGATGACCCTTTAAGAAGAAGTTCACTAAACGAAACAATAGCCGAAGTATTTTTTATTATTTACAATAAACTAATAGAAAAATTTAAGGAGTTGGAAGAAATGGGATGTAAGTGTGTATTTTTTATGGGGCTGGAAGATTTTTATTCTCACCACTTAATTTATGATACTATTAAAGAAAGTCCATATTATTTACCTATAAATTTCAATGGAAATGAATACCGAAGTTGGGATTCGATGAATAAGGATTGTTATCTTACTTTAAGGCAAAATATAGGGGTAAATGATGACCACCCTTGCTCCGCTTCCCATAAGTGGTTAGCCAATACATTGTATAAAAAATATTTGGAATTGATAAAATAATTTCATACATTTGGGTATGAAAAAATTATACCTATTTGGTGATTCATTTTCTCTGCTAAATGATAAACTTATACTTGAAAATTCCCTGCATTTGCAGTTAGAGAATAATTCACATTCATCTTTATCGAATGAGCATATACTTAAATTGGTAAAGTTAAAGGTAAATAAATTAATTGAAGAAAACAAATTTGGGTGTAATATTTTGGTTCAACTAACTGTTCCCGAAAGGCTAATGGTTCTCTACAATGATACATTTCAAAGTTCAATCTCATCACCTGAAAATTTAGAGTATTTAGAAAAAAATAATTTGATTAGGGATAATTCTATTTTTGAGGATAAGATGTATAATACTTTGTATCCATATTTAGGGTGGAGTAAAGATCCTCTTATTAAAAATTTATTTTCACCGTATTGCTCATTTGTATATCATTTAAATTATTATAGAATACTAAAAGATTTACTTTTAGAATTAAAAATTCTATCCAATTTATGTAGAAGTGTAGGGATTAATTTTGAGTATTTGTTTTTTACCAACGATTATGATACTCACTTTAAAAACGATTCGGAATTAAATTCAGAACATATTAAGTTTGGGGAATACAATTCGATTGAAACTTATTTAAGGAAAACCGATAAGACCAATTACTTTGTTTCTAGAGTAGATAAGCATTTAAATGATGAAGGAAATAATTGGTATCTAAAATTTTTATTAGAGCGTTATGATTTCTGAAATAGATAAGCAATATGTTAAAACTAAAATCGATGAGGTTTTAGGCGGCGGTAGAAATTTGGGTAAAGATGAAATCCAATACTATTGCCCTTTTTGTTCACATCATAAACCTAAATTGCAAGTTAATTTAGAATCACAAAAGTGGAGATGTTGGGTATGCGATTCAAAGGGTAAGAAGGTATATACACTTCTTCGTAAATTACAAGTTGATAGAGAGGTAATAGTAAAAGTTAATACTATTTACAACGAAGCCAACATTGGAGGAGATATAAAAGATGAAGAACAAATTGAACTTAAATTACCTTCCGAATACAAAACTATTTTAGATAATCAGCATATTATAGAATATAAAGTAGCTTATAATTATTTAAAGAAGAGGGGAATAAGTGATAATGACATTCTTAAACATCGAATAGGTTATTGTGATAGTGGGTTATACAAAGGTAGGGTTATTATACCATCTTATGATTCAGATAGCAGATTAAATTTCTTTATCGCAAGAAGTATTTACCCAAATGAAAATATGAAATATAAAAATCCTCCTGTATCAAAAAATATAATTGGATTTGATTCAACTATAAATTGGGATATGCCTATAACACTTTGTGAAGGGGCATTTGATGCAATTGCAATTAAAAGAAATGCAGTGCCTATTTTTGGTAAAACACTCCCAAAACTATTAAGTGATAAAATACTTACAAAGAAACCATCAGTTAATATCGTATTAGATACCGATGCAATGGGAGATGCTGTGAGGCATTATCAATACCTTACTAATAATGGAATTGATTGTAAGATAATAACCTTAAATGGTAAAGACCCTTCGGAAATGGGGTTTATCGAAGTAACAAAACAAATTGAAACCAATACAACTTCATCTTTTGAAGATTTAATAAAACTAAAATTATCATTATAATATGGATTCGAACACAACATACAAAATTGGATTATTTACAATATTGATTATAGGAATCATTGCGATTGGGATGAGTATGAATCATACTAAAGTAAACATAACAAAAGCAGAGGAAAGTTATCTAACATCATTACAAAAAAGAGATTCGTTACAAAATGTAATTGATTCTTTACAAATGGAAATATTTTCAATAGAAGATGGATTTGATAATAAAGAACACCGATATGAAAGTGTTTTATTTGAATATGAATTTGGTATTTCTTATTTAAAAGATTACCACCCAAAAGCATACAAAGATTTTCATAGAATTATTGGGCATAAAGAAAATTATTCGCATGAAATTGAAAGAGAAAATCATAAAAGACTAAAATCATATGAATAATTTAGATAAACAATACCAACAACTCCTTACTGATATAGGGGCTCTTAATGGAACAATTAAAACTGATAGAACCGGAACTGGAACACTTTCAGTTTTTGGTAGGCAGATTCGCCACAAAATGAGTGAAGGGTTTCCATTATTAACTACAAAGAAAATGGCATGGAAGGTTATGGTGACAGAACTCCTATGGTTTTTAAGAGGAGATACTAACATCAAATTCCTTTTGGATTACGATTGCCACATTTGGGATGGTGATGCATATAAGAACTACGCTTGGAAAACTTCACTTGACCTCAAGTATCAATTAACTAAAGAAGAGTTTATTAAACAAATCAAAACCGATGAAGAGTTTGCTAAGAAGTGGGGTGAGTTAGGCCCAATCTATGGTAAACAATGGAGACAATGGAAAGGTGACACGTGGGTAGAAGGTAATACTGACGGTACTGAAGGTTTCTATTTACAATCCGAACACATAGACCAAATCCAAAATCTAATCAACGAACTCAAAACAAATCCTGATAGTAGACGGTTGATGGTATCTGCTTGGAATGTGGGTGCATTAGATGCAATGGTTTTGCCACCTTGTCATTATGGATTTCAATGTTGGACAAGAGAGAAAGATGGTAAGCGATATCTTTCATTAATGTGGAATCAAAGAAGTGTAGATACATTTTTAGGATTACCATTCAACATTGCATCTTATGGGTTATTATTGGAGATTATTGCAAAAGAAGTGAATATGATACCCGATGAATTGATTGGTAACTTAGGGGATACCCATTTATACTTAAATCACATTGAGCAAGCAAAAGAGCAACTACATAGAACTCCATTTGGATTACCAACATTAAAAATAGCAGAGCATGTTAAACGAGCGGAAGGTGATTGTTTACCTATGTACAAAGTAGAAGATTTCGTAATAGAAAATTACGAATCCCACCCTATAATTAAAGCACCATTAAGTAATTAGAATGTTAATTCATATAACACCTGACGAATTAGAAGAAGAGTTTAGAAATAGTTGGAAAATGGGTTTTATTTCTCAGCCATCTATCGATTATGCGGATAATGCAATTTGGGCCGTATTCGAAGGAAAATTGGTAATTATATTTAGATTTAAAGATTATGGATTTATTACCGATAATAGAAGAAATACTTATGATGTTTCAGCGGGTAAAGCCGGTATAACAATTAAAATAAAAAGAAGTGGCCTTTAAACCAATTAAAATAGATAAAAATTGGGGATATGAATTATGGATACATAACGATTCCCAATACTGCGGAAAATTATTAGTTTTCCCAAATGAAGGTAATAGATTTTCAATGCACTATCATATGATTAAAAATGAAACTTGGTATGTTCAAAAGGGAGCATTTGAGTTTCATTGGATAGATACTGATGAGGCTAAATTACACAAAGAAATTCTAAATGTTGGAGAATGTGTTTATATAGATAGGGGTAAACCACATCAATTAATTGCTTTAGAACCAGAATCAATAGTATTTGAAGTATCAACTCAACACTTTGATGATGATAGTTACCGAATTTACCGAAATGCGCCAAACGATTTAATATGACATATATAACAGCACATCTTTCAAAATTAGAAGATTTGAAAAAAGAATTAGAGAGAGATCCCGATAAGATTAGAATATACGCAAAATATATGGGATACGAAGGCCCATCTGAATCAATTGATTATTTAGAAGTAAAATTAAAAGAGTATTCTGAATCAAAGAATTCCAATAAATAATTTGGATATATCCCATTTTTTTCGTAATTTAGTGGTATGAGTTGTAGTATAATCTCAAAGGATAAAAAACTCTAAAATTACTGAAATGACAAAAGAAAATTTTTTACTTGAATTGGGTAAATCAAATTTTGATTATTCGGTTTCAACCTTTATGATGTTTAAGGAATTAAATGGAAATGGAGTAGGAGCGGGTAAAATGTTTGAAAACATCCTCGAATGGCATATTAATGATAATGTAAATGGATGGTTTTCGTTAAAACTTAATTTAACAAATAGTGATTGGTGCGTGCATGATGTAATAGTATCACCAAATTCTGATATAGTTAATAATTTTAGTGAGTTCATTAAAATAAAATTAGAAGTTGAAAAGCAAGAATCTGATCACTCTAAAAGATTAGATTTATTACATAAATTACTTAATTCCAAATGGGGTTTTGTAATTGGCCTTAGCGCTAAAACTTATAAAGAACTATATATTCAATTGACAACTTCACATGAACCTAGACAAATTCTAGATGATAATAAAGAGGATGTAATAAATGGTAAGTTTGATTTAGAAAATTTTTTGAACAAATTATCAGATAAAACAAATGAATTCCAACTTATATTAGGATTGAATACATTTGAAAATGGTAAATATAGATTGACTAATTTAGATTTAGGTAAATTAAAAAATGTTGTAAAATCAATAACATTTGAACAATTAAAAAAACACACCCGATTCTTCCTAAATGATTCTAATGGAAATAAGATTATTGACTTTAAATATGGAGGAAAAACTGCAAATCCTTTTCAAAGAGGTGTTTGGGTTTATAACAAACAGGGAAAAAACTCATTTTCAGGCTTAATGGTTTTTGATTCGGTTTTAGAAGGAAGTTATGTTTATAATGGAGATTCTAATGCATGGTGGTCTCAATTTAAAAACTTATTCACACAGCCTAATTAAAACATGAATTCATTTAAAACAATAAGATATAGTGGTGGTAAATCTAAAATACTACCAAAAATTACACAAATAATAAATCATCTAAATGTAAAAACAGCATTAGATGGGTTTTCTGGCTCCGGTACCGTATCCAATTATTTTAAATCTATTGGATTCCAAACAACTTCGAATGATTTAGCACCATATTCGAAAGTATTATCTGAAACATTTTTATTAGCAGGTAATAATAAAAGGGAATTAAATGAAATAATTCAGCATTTAAATTCTCTTAATCCAACTGATGGCTGGTTTACTGATAACTATGGTGGTGAATTTAACAATGGAAGTACTATTCAACCCGATGGAACTAAAAGACCTTTTTATATTGATGTTACTCGTAAATTAGATTCTATAAGAGAGGAAATTGATAAATTATATCCAACCGATTGTATAGATAAATCAGTATTACTAACTTCACTTCTAATTGCATTAGATTCGAAGTGTAATGATATGGGCCATCAGGTTTCTTATTTAAAAGATTGGACGAGTTCATCTCTTAGGCCTCTACACTTGGAACTTCCATATTGGAAAGTTGATGATTTAAATCATAAAGTATATAATAAAAATGTTTTTGATATAAACGATTCTTTTGATTTAGTTTATTTTGATCCTCCATATGGGACTGCTAATCAACAAACTAAAACTACGAGAGTAAGATATTTTTCATATTATCACCTATGGACTACCGTAGTAAAGAATGATAAGCCTAATCTATTTGGCGTATCTAATAGAAGAGAAGATGTTTCATCTGATAAAAAAGAGGGAGCAATTTCAGATTTTGAGCATTTAAAAGATGATGTGGTTATTGAATCATTTAATAGATTATTAGACTTTGATTCCAAATATACGCTTATATCATACTCAAATCGTAGTAAAATTTCAATACCTGATTTAGTAGATTTGATAAAAAATAAACATAACATAATTGATATATTTGAATTTGACCATAAAGAAAATTCTCAGGCTAATTCTACCATAAATTCAAAATACAAAATAAACTATTCCGAAAATAATAAAGAGTATTTAATTCTATCAGAACCTAAATAATTCATTTATTTTTCGTATCTTTGCAACAAGAAATATACTATGATTAAATTAGATAACATTAAATACATCTATCATTTGGCCGATTTACATATTCGTAATCTAAAAAGGCATAAAGAGTATAGAGAGGTATTAAATAAGTTTTTAGCTGATGTGGATTCCCAAAATTTAGAGGATTCTATAATCTATTTAGCAGGTGATATAGCCCACGCTAAAACTGAAATGTCTCCTGAATTAGTAAGGGAAATCACTTGGTTCTTTACTGAATGTGCTAAGAGAAGACCTACATTTGTTATTACGGGAAATCATGATTGTAATCTAAACAATAAAGACCGTTTAGATGTTCTAACTCCTATATGTGATAATCTTTCACTCCCAAATTTAGTTTATTTAAGAGATACTGGTGTATATCAAATCACCGATGATATAACTTTTACTGTTTATTCGATTTTGGATAAGAAAGAAAATTGGCCGAAAGGAGTTGATGTAAATGGTAATAAGAAAATTTGTTTCTTCCACGGGCCCGTTGATGCGGCAAAAACCGATATTGGTTATGTTGTATCTTCTCACAATTTCACACCTGATATGTTTGATGGGTTTGATATGGTATTGATGGGGGATATACACAAAAGACAAGTTGTTCAACAAAGAGATAGAGCAAATGGTAAACCAATAGTAGTTTACGCCGGATCCGTAGTTCAACAAAATCATGGAGAGTATTTAGAGAATCATGGATACCTTCTTTGGAATGTCGATACTGAAACATTTGAAGAATTTAACATTCACAATGATTATGGTTACCTAACGATTGATGTTATAAACGGTGTGATTCCTCAATGGGTAAGAAACGAGATTGGAACTAAATTACCTAAACAACCGCGTTTAAGAGTTCGTTTTTCTGATACCGAAGTTAGTGATATAAAATTAGTATCAGCTGAATTACAACAAATGTTTAAGGTAAATGAAATTACAATTACCAAACAAGATACTCTTAATTCATTAAAATCAAAAAACCGAAACGCTAGAAACTTAGCGGGTAATGTTAAAGACCCGAATGTTCAGAATGGATTGATTAGAGAGTATTTGGAAAGGCAGTTTTTATTAGATGATAAAACATTAGATAAAATTGTTGAGATAAATAATAATGTAAATCTAAAAATTACTCACGAAGAAACTGATAATATACTATGGATTCCTAAAACATTTGAATTCAGTAATATGTTTTCATATGGTGAAGGGAACAAAATAAACTTTGAAAATGCAAGGGGTATAATAGGATTATTTGCACCAAACACACAAGGTAAATCATCTCTTTTCGATTCACTCTCATTTTGTATTTTTGATAAGTGTAGTAGAGCATTTAAGGCTACCCATATTATGAATAATCAAAAAGATACATTCAATTGTAAGTTTAATTTTGAAATTGATGGCGTAGATTATTACATTGAAAGAGAAGCTCATACTACAAAAGGTGGGAATGTAAAAGTGAATGTAAACTTTTATAGAATTGTAGATGGAATTGAGGAATCTTTGAATGGTGAAGAAAGAAGAGATACAAACGATATAATCCGAAAGTATTTAGGAACTTATGAAGATTTTGTAATGACATCACTTTCGTTACAAGGTAATAACGCATTGTTCATAGATAAATCACAATCGGAAAGAAAAGATATTTTAGCACAATACATCGGTGTAAATGTATTTGATAAATTATTCGATGTAGTAAATGAAGATAATAAAGAAGCGGCTATCCTATTAAAGAATTTTAAGAAAGATGACTTCTCACAAAGATTGGCGGAATTAGAAACGATTATTAATGATGGTCAATCTCAATTTGATTTACTTCAATCTGAAAAAGAAGATTTGGAATTAGATAAAACTGAAGTAGAAAAAACTTTATCAAATTTAGAATCACAGATTATCCAAACTACAATCACATTAGATTTAGATGTTGAAACAAATAAATTAAATTCACTAACATCTTCATTAGAATCTCATATTGATAAGTTAGAAAAAATGGATACCCAACTTATTCAGGCAGAAGAGATAGTATTACAATTAGTTGAGCAAGAAAAAGTATTATCTAATTTTACAATAGGAGATAGTAGTGTTGATATAGAATATGCATACTCTGATTATGCAACAAAAAAAGATGATTTAGTTAAAGCTGAAAAAGTTCATTCGAGTGCTAAGATTTATTTAGATGGTGCAATAGAAAAAATCAAACATTTAGATAATCATAAATACGACCCGAATTGTGAGTTTTGTTGTGATAATGCATTTGTAAAAGATGCAATGAATGCAAAAACTTCTTTACCTCAATTAGAAAGTATTGTTGACGAGGCATTATCTGATGTGTTGAGTATTAGACAAACTTTGGAAATACTAAATGGAATAGAAGAAGCATATAAAACATATCAGACAAAACATAAAGAGATAAATGATTCCAAAACATTAGTTAGTCGAATCAAAGAACAGATCTCAAAAACAAAATTAGATATAAGGGATTGTGAAGATAGTATAAAGGTTGCTACTTCAAACATCGATGAGTATCATAAGAACAAAGAACAAATCGAAACTAATAAACAACTTCGAAAGAATATTAATGATACTAAAGAAATTGTTGATGGTATTAAGAGGGAGTTAAAAAGAAAAAGTGATACGATTCTTCATATAAATACCAACATATCCAAAGCGAGGCAAGAAAAGACTACAATAGAAGAAAACATCGCGAAGATAAAAGAATTAGAAGAAACCAACAAATTATACGAATACTATTTAGATGCGGTGAAAAGAGATGGTATTTCTTATGAGTTGATTTCTAAAACACTCCCATCTATTGAAGGTGAGATTAATAACATCTTAGGTCAAATAGTAGAGTTCAGTATGAATCTACAAATGGATGGTAAGAATGTAAATGCTTATATCAATTATGGAGATAGTAGAAAGTGGCCGTTGGAAATGTGTAGTGGTATGGAGAAGTTTATTAGTGGATTAGCAATTAGAGTTGCTTTAATTAACATTTGTAATCTTCCTCGACCAAACTTTTTAGTTATTGATGAAGGATTTGGAACATTAGATAGTGAGAATTTACAATCACTATTTATGGCATTTGCTTATCTAAAAACTCAATTTGAATTTGTGATTGTAATTTCACATATTGATTCTATGAGAGATGTGGTGGATACTCTTTTAGAAATTAAGAAAGATAGCGGGTTTAGTTCCGTTAAGTTTTGATTCTTTCCGCCGGTAGTATATTTCTAACTTTTGAGGTGGTTCGTATTTTTTCTTTAATTAGATTAGATACGAACCTACTCATTTTTAGACCTCTCTCATCGCAATAATCTTTTAATACGGTATGAACCTCTTTTGGGAGTTGTAACATCGCATATCTATCGGATTTCTTTATCATTCTTTAGATTTCTTTAGTATTTACTTATATAAATACATATAAAGAATATTTATTTCTGAATACTGAATTAAAATGTCTAGAATAAAGAAAACTTCTCCACTACAAAATTTATCCAACTTTCAAACTTTTATAGTTGATAATAACCCCCTTTCACAATATTTTAAAATTTCTGAATTAGGAGATTTATTTACTGCGGGAAAAAATGGATTTCTAATAGAGGGTTCTACATTTCTAAAACCATCAACTGAAATCAAAATTGAAGTTTTAGATACCGAAGGTAATCCATTATTTGTTCAACCTGGTGAAGGTATACCCGAATACTATGAAGGTTTATCAAAATTAATAGGAGTTTATGTTTATGAAGATACACCAATTGGAATAGGTAAAATAACTATTTTGGGTGAATTGGATAAGTATTTGGATGAAAATGGATTTATTCAACCTATACCGGAAGATTGGGAAGGAATCTATAATATAAAATGGGAAAGGGATATAAAAATTAATAAAAATATTCCTAACGAAACGAGAGTAAGATTTGTAAGAAGACCGGAAGTAATAATTGAAGAATTAAATGAAAGTTTTTATTCTAGAAATTTAGTAAATGCAACTCAAAATGATGGATTGGTAAGAGGTGTGGCTTTAACACCATCGGAAGGAACTACATTAAGAGGATATAGAGGGGGAATAAGATACTTAATTCAAAAGCAAAGCGGAGTATTTGCAGATGGTGGAACTTATATATCAGTAACAGGAACTAATATACAAAATGCTGAAATAGTAGAATACCTTAATAACACATCAGTAATAGTGGCGACACCGTTTACTTCATCTGATGGATTGGTATCAAATTTTAGTGGTAAAAATTATTCTCTTTCATATCAATATAATCAAAATCCCGTCGCATCATCTATATTAGGTTCATTCGGTAGATTTGAAATAAACCATCTTCAAACTTTTGTTGGGGATGTTGAAAGAATTAAAGTATTTAAAAAATCAAGAGCCTCGAATGTTGATTACGAAGTTATACAAGATACGAGAGTAGAACCATCGGAACTATTAACAACTATTATATCCGGTTCTGCAATAGATGTAGGCCATTTTAGCCAATCATATGAGAATGGACAAAGTTGGAATGCATTTTGGGCTACACAAAGTAATGCGGGTAATATTTTAGATTCATCAAAAATTTATAGAGCTGTAAAGTTAAGAAACAATCGTTTATCAACAAATTTGGGTGATGATATAAGATTAGAAAGTGGTAGTGAATATGCATTAGAATTTTACAATTATTACGATACATCATCTAATGATACAAACGATACATTAAAGGTTTATTTAACTAGCACTCTTCGAAGTGGAAGTGGTATTTCAAATTATTATGTAACTCAAAGTTTGGCAACATTTACCGGTTCAAATGAATTTAGAGGAGCAAATAAAAGGATATTTAATTTTGTCCCACCTATAACCGATAATTGGACAATAAATTTTGAAGCAAGTAATACAACCGCAAATTCTTATTGGCATGTTGGTAGTGTGAGTTTAAAAGCATCACATGAATTAGGATTTTCACCAGATGAATTTAGTTTTATAATTCCGGTGGATAGAGATTTAGAGAGAGAAACATTTGATTTTAAATTTGAGTTTTTCGATATAAATAACAACTATGTTCCCATTGTAGTAACAAGCGCTAAAACATTTCAAAGTGGTAACATTGGATTAATTGATAAAAATATTACAATAGATGTAGATAAACAATTTTTTAATTTCTCATCTAGTTTATACCCATTACCTCTTTCTCAATCTATTAATATAGTAGGAACTAAAAATCGAATTTTAGGAAATCTTACTTTGACTAGACAAGTGTTTGACACCGGAGGATTTGTTATTTCAGAATCAGTTTATGGGGGTGCAGCAAATTATCCAGGTGAATTTACATATTATCACGAAGATTTATATAGTTTTTCCGCCTCATTAGATGTTACAAAATTCACAGGTTCTCTTCATAATTTACCTACACAAAGTGGTGATACAATAGTTGATAGAATTACCTATACATTAGAAGAAACCGAATCAACTCAGCCATTTATAAAAAGATTTACAATAGGTAGATTAGTGGCAGGGGCAAGTGGACAAGATGGAACTGATTCAAAGGGTTTATTTGTAAGTTCTAATACAAATCAATTTTTTTATAAAGCTACAAATTTAAGTTTAAACCCAGTTGGCCAAACAATTTTAATTCAAGCTAAAAGACAAAATTTAGAATCATTAATAGTTCCAATTGAAGTAAATTCTTCACCTGGTGCACCTGCGTTATCAATAGTAGGAACTGTGGATGGTGTTACAACGTACAGCTTAGTTGGTAGTTCATATCCTTATTCAATAGGAGATGTAACATATGCATTTACTGGTTCTGATAATTTAGGAATAGAGTATTCTGATTTTGTAAAAATTTCACCTGTAAAAGTTTTAGATGGGTTTTCGGTAATTGCAACAAATGAAAATACATCATTTCCCGCTCTTTCAACTGGCGCAATATCAGGAAGTTTAAATGCTAGTAGTGGTTCATTGTTAGTAAAAGTTGGAAATGAAGTAATAAGTTATTCATCACTATTTGTTACTAATTCATATAGCGCTAGTATATCTTCATCTACATCCGCAGGGGTTGCCGCTAATTTTAATGGTATTAATTATTCATTATCTTCTTTATCAGTAGATAGTGGTTCTTTGGTATTAGATGTAAAATATAAAGATGGTGGGGGAACAATAATAAGTTCATCCAAAGAAATTACATATTCTAAAGTAAAAAAGGCAGCGCCTGTCATATCATTTGATATTGTTAATTCAAATCAAAGCACCGATGCTACATCAACTGGTATTCAAGTTGGAACTTTTGTACCGGTGACAATGAGTATATCTGATACATATGATGGGGTTACCACAAGAAGATTAGCAACTTCATTAAATCCCACATCGATTCCGAATGGAGCCGTTATATTTGGAAAAACCGTATCAAATGAATTCATAACGGCATCGTTAGCAAATGGGTTTGATTCAGCTGATTTAGTTTTGAATGGAACTGTTTTAGATTCAGAAGGATCTAGTAGAAATATTTCAGGTAGCATTTCGCTATCAAAAGTAAAAAAAGCAGCACCTGTTTTGGAAATCATTACCACAAACGCTGCACAATCAGTATCAGCAAAATCCACCGGAGAACAAATTGATGCATTTACAAATTCAAGTGTAATTGTTAGGCAAACATATAATGGTGTAACATCATCATTAACTATAAATTCTATAACCGCATCATCATCTGATATTTCTAATATAGTAGCAAGTTCTGGTTCTACTAGTAGTACAATAACTTTGGCTGGAAGAACATTGGGTAATGGAGTAAATTCAACCGTAATTACCCTAACTGCAAGAGTTACTGATAGTGAGAGTACAAATAGAATTCTTAATGATACTATAACATTATCAAAAATTAAAAAGGCAGTTCCATTGGTGGTTGTAAGTGCATCACCACAGGCTCAATCGGTATTGGCTAATACTGCGGGTGTACAAACTGGAACTTTATCCAATGTTACTGTAAATGCTTTAGAGGGAACAACGAGTAGATTCACATCTATGACTGCAACATATAGTGGGTTTTCAACGAATCCAACTATAAGTGGAAATACTCTTACGATGACATCGGCGGTGATGAATGCAGCAGAAGCATCTGCTACTATTGTAGTTACTCATACCGATAGTGAGGGAACTGCGGGGCAAACCCAAACAATTGTTGTTAGATTTACTAAAGTTCCAACTGGTGCTACCGGTGCCACCGGGCCTTCAGGTTCAAATGGTACAAATGGTACAAATGGTACAAATGGATTAAGAACTGCAACCGGAATAATTTATTATCAATTATCAGCGGGATCTGCACCATCTACCCCCGGAGCAACTTCATTTACATTTAGTACCGGAAACTTTAGTGGTTTAACATCGAATTGGGCAAAGGGTGCACCAACATTCGCTGCCGGAAATAGTAACAAATATTGGTATTCAACATATACTGCGGTGGAATCATCTGCAGGAAGTGATGTATCTTCTACACCATCATTTAGTACACCTGTTCAGGCAATCGGATTTAGTGGATTGGTAACGTTTACTGCTGCAAATACTTTAGAAGATGGTACAAATGTAATTAACCATATACCATCGGGTTCTATTACAAATCATATTGGTGGTGCAAATGTAACAACTATTCATGGTGGTAAGATTTCAACGGGAGTTATAACATCGACTGGATATACATTAGGAAGTGGTGAAACTTTGGCCATCGGAGGTTATACTGTAAATGGAACTATTTTTAATTTAGATAATGGTTCTTTAAGAAGTAGAAACTTTTTTATTAGTTCTTCGGGAGATGCATTTTTTAAAGGAAAATTAGCAGCTGCCGGTGGTACATTTAGTGGAGAGTTAGTTGCAGCAAGTGGATACTTTAGTGGTTCTATTGCAGCTACCGATGGATATATTGGAAGTTGGGTATTGACCGGTCCAACTTTATACGGAACTGCGAATAATAAAAAGGTTCAATTATCAGCAACTGTACCATCAGTAGAACTTTATAGTGGAAATAGTTTAGTGGTTGATATAAATGCTAATAATGGTTTATCACCGAAATCTGTTAGTTTTAGTGGATTTAATTTATCTTCAATCGGACAATCAGCTGGATTTACCGCTTACACATATAACAATCAAATAGGAACTGAATATTATAGAGAAAATACTGGTGATTTAACAGGTGGAAGTACTTCATTTACTATATCTGCGGGTGATGCTAATATTGGAAGAACATGTACGATAACTGCAAATGTAGGTGGAGCTACTCCGAATCGATTTGAAGTTAGCGGAGATGATGGACAAATTCCAGCCACATATCTAGAATATCAAAAATTTTACTATGAATATGGGTTTAGATTAACAACACCAGATGGAGATGTATATAGTACTGTTTCTTATAATGGTAGTCAAGTAACGAATACAATAGGTACTAGTATCATTACTCATACTATGTCAGGAGGAACGTTATCAACAACCGTTGTATTAAAACAAGGGTTTTATTCACTTACACCTGTTATAAAAGGAGTTTATGGCGCAGGAGTAATGAGTCAATTTAATCCTCCGGCTTATTTTTATATGGATATTAATACTCCATCTCTTTCATCTATTGAGGCAGCTATTCCCGTTTCAAAAACTGAATTGGCAGCCGGAGGATTTCAAGTTGTATTTAGTAATACCCGATATTTTGAAGTACAAAGAGCCAATAATGCAGATTTTGTTGCTGTTGGAGGAGGATTAACCGCAACTGGAAACATAACTGCATTCTCATCTGATAGAAGATTGAAAAATAATATAGAATTGTTATCCAATCCATTAGAAAAATTAAATAAATTATCCGGGTTTACTTATAATTGGAATGAAACTGCAAATAAATTAGCTGGATATAGTACTGATGAAAAAGTAGTTGGGATGTTTGCACAAGATGTACAAGAAGTTTTACCTGAAGCAGTAAAGATTGCACCATTTGATAATGATGGAAATGGTAATTCGAAATCTGGTGAAAATTATTTGACAATACAATACGAAAAAGTAGTTCCATTATTAGTTGAAGCAATAAAGGAATTAAAAAAAGAAATAGAAGAATTAAAAAATAAGTAATGGCGTTACCACAATCAGGACCTATTTCAATGGATCAGATGAATACCGATAGAGGTATAGCATCTGGAACTAGAATTGATCTAGATGCTGCCGCTATTGCGTATGGTATTCCTTCTACTCCACATGGAATGGATGAGTTTTATGGTAAGAGTGCAGGAGGTGCAACTCCTCCACCGCCACCACCGCCACCGCCACCTCCACCTCCACCGCCGCCACCGCCACCTCCACCTCCACCGCCGCCACCACCTCCACCGGCTCTATCAATTACTCAGACAAATGTAATTTGTAGTGGAGGATCGGGTCAAGTAACTTCAACTATGGCTGGGGGCACCGGAACATATGTTAGAATTGCAAGAGATACCACTCAGGCAAATGTTGCTAATTTGGTAGCAGGTGGAATGGGTTCTGAATTTGGAGAAGCTATACCATCACCAGGTAATCCATATACTTGGATTATGATACCTGATGGTAATTGGTATTTTGCGGTTTATGATGGGACTAATACAACGGTGAATACTACCGCTGTAACGATTTCGTGCGCTGCGGCACCACCTCCACCGCCTCCACCTCCACCACCGCCACCGCCACCTCCACCGCCACCATTATATTCTTTTGAGTTGGGATATGATGCTGGAAATAGTGTGGGTGCATGTAGTAACCCTACTAATACATTTTATAGTACTTGTACGAATTTAACAACTGGATGTGTGTTAAAGTTAGCGGGTGGAGTATTAAATGCTCCTAATGGGTATTATTCAAATGGAACTACTGTTTATTATGTTGAAGGTAATGGAACTATTAATACGGTATCGGCATGTGCGGCACCACCGCCACCGCCGCCACCGCCGCCTCCGCCACCACCGGCTTATACTTCAATATATTTGGGTTATGATAATACCACTCATCAGAACTCTTGTAATGCACCACAATCGCAGTATTATATAAATGCTGCTAATTGGATGGATGCTACGCAATTATATTCGGATAATTCCGGAACAATTGCTAGTACAGGATACTATTCAGATGGTGTAAATGCCAGACAATGGACGGCCTCTAGATTTGGAGGAGGTTCGTTTGGTTCAACTGAATTATGTAATCCATTTTAAAAATAAATGATGTTTATATCAATAAATGAAAATTGGTTATCTGAAATAAATTTTGAAAAATATAAAAATTTTTCAAATACCACCAAACTTTGGGGTGAAAGAACGCATTCCAATGTTTGGTCTGGTAGAGTAATTTACAATAACCAATTTGAAAATTTAGAAAACGAAAACAAACAATTATTAGATTCTATTCGGAATAAAATTATCTTAGATTATAATTTATCTGAACAAATTTTTCCAGATTATTTAGGATTGGTTAAATGGGAAATTGGAGATTTTCAGCATCCACATGCAGATGGAGAAGAAGTTGGTAGACCTCATATATATAATTGGAGGCATTTTGGATGTGTGTATTATTTAAATGATGATTATGAAGGAGGTGAGATATACTTTCCAAACCAAAATATTGAAATTAAACCAAAATTAAATACATTAGTATTTTTTCCTGGTACTTTGGAATTTCTTCATGGTGTAAACCCAATTATAAATGGTATAAGATATACCTTAACATCTTTTTGGACATTTGATAAAACGCATTCAATGAATTATGAATAAGCATGCAATGTATATGGTATTGTGTATAGATAGAAGAAGTATGAAATATTATTCTATGCTATATTATGCACTTGAAACTTGGTCAAAATATTATAAAGGAGATTATGATGTTTTTATAAGCGTATCTTCACCTGATTTTGATTTTTGGAATAATACTTATTTTGATTTAAATATTATAAAAGATTTTCCAAATGTAACTTTTTATAAAAGTGATTTTGATAAGACAAAATATAGTGTCTATCTTCAAAAATGGTATGATATGGATAAAGTATTTTTGAAAGGATATACATCTATTTTTAACTTTGATGTAGATAGTATTTTTTATGGAGATATACGATACTTTTTTGATAAGTACAATGAGGATTACATATATTCTCTGCATGAAGGATATAATGAACATTTTTTTAAAGTGTTAGGTGAAAATGGGATACCATCTGGACAGCTTATTATACCAAATACCTCATTTAAAAAAATAGATAATTTATTTGAAAAAATATTAGATAAAACATTTGAATTAAATCAAATTGCAAAAGAAAAATTAGATGAAGATAATTATAATTGGTTCAAAGGATTATCAGAACAATATGCTGCTCAAAAAGTATTCAAAGAAAATGGTGTAAAATATTCTACTCTTTCATCACATGATGTTGGTATGGGAATAGAAGATTTTGAGATTAATTGTATAGAAGGTAAAGTATCTTATGAATTGAAAAATAAAAAAACGGTGACAGGATATATGTCTCCTAATCATTATTTATTTATACCTGATGAATATTTAGGGGAATATGATAAATTTAGAAAAAATAAATATTGTTACATATGATAAAAGTTCCAGAAAATAAATTAATCACAATATGCGAATCATCTGAATTTGAAAATTCAAATGATTTAATTATTTTTCCATTAAAAGGAAAGAACAAACGAGACTGGTTTATAAATCATGCATATTTTTGTTTACCTTTGGTAATTGGAAATCAAATGGGGTTTGGTATAAAATCTTTAAAAACTTTTTCGGTAGAATGGGATGGTGGTGATTCTCCGTCCAATACGAAAGTTGAGATTTTAGATGATGGCGATAACCCGATGTATCAGCATATAAATTCCCACTTTGGAATGGGAACCGTTACAATTCAAAATCGATTTACATTCAGAACACCTTCCGATATTAATCTTATGACAATTAATCCTCCTAATTATTGGATAGATGGTATTCAACATATGACCGGTGTTATTGAAACCGATAATCTTCGTAGAGATTTTACATTTAATTTAAAAATTACGAGAAAAAATCATAAAATTATAATTAATAAAGGAGAGTTAGTTGGATGTGTGATTCCTACTCCTAGATATTTTATAGATTCATTTTCATTAGAGAGAGGTGAAGATATTTTTACCAAAGAGCAAATAGATGAAGAACGATTAGCGATGAAAGACTTTGGTATAGAAAGAGTCACTAAAGATATAAGTAAACCGCATGGAAGTGGTAGACGTTATTTTAATGGAGAAGATGTATATGGATGTCCATTTTCAAATCATCAAAAAAAGATATAATATTTTTATATTATGATAATAATGGTTACGACCTCTGCCGGAAATCAAATAATTGGTGGAGGAGATATATGGGTTAATAATTTTATTAGAGAAGTAATCCCTACTCTTAATGAAGAAGTGCATCTCATAATTGATAATAAAAGAAGTGCTAACCATCTTGAATCATCTATTCCTATACCACATACATTTCGTTTAGAGAATCCAAAAGGGACGGAAGATTTATTAGATAAGTGTGATAGAATAATTTTTCTTCATCCACCATATTCACATAGAGAGTATCTTATGGAGTATCAACATAAATGGGATACCGTTTTTATTCAGGCATATGCAAAAGATATAACTGAAAGTGGAACTGATTTTAAAATATATCCAACCAAAATAGAATTGAGTTGGCAAAACCTTCTGCTAAGAAAATGTAAAAAAAGAGTTTGGATAGGATTAAATCATTCACCTCTTTTGGATGATTTTGATTGTGAGGTTATACCAAATTATTACACATTTACCGAAGAGAGACCATTAGTAGAAGAATGTTCGGAAACAATAGGATATGCAGCCCGTTTTGAATCCCGTAAAAATCCACATTGGCTATCAAACCATTCGGCAAAAGTTCTTACTCACAAATACGACTATTACAATATATCAGAAATGTATAATTTTAAAAGATGTAAGTTTTATGAGTTTGATATGGGCATCCATCGTAATTGGTTCATAGATAAAAGTTGGCAAATTTTCCATTCGGCCTATAAAAACGAACCATTTGGGTATTCAGTATTTGATGCCGTTAATTATGGTAAATTGCCTATATTACATAAGGAATGGGGAGTAGAGTGTGATTATGAATATAGGGTTGAAACGAAAGAGGATTTTGATGATTTAGTCAATGAGTTGATACACACATCCTATGAAAAAAAGGTAAAAGAATGTAACAAATTAAAACAATATATGTTACAATTTTCGGATAAAAATAAATGGATAAAAAGAGTTGGAAATCTCATAAATAATTCCTAATTTTATAGATTAAGATAATTATATTTAATAGATGTTACAAGACCTTAACTACATAAAAAAGTATCTCACCAACAATTTAGAATTTGATTTTAGAGGTGAAGAGGAAATCAATCCTGTTCCCTACCGTTGGTCTCATGGAGCTACTGATACACATTTAGGTGATGGACTAATTATCTACTCTCTAATCCAATATATGAGGGCCAGAGTGTGTGTTTGTTTGGGTAGCGGTGGTGGATTTATTCCTCGTATAATGACACAGGCTCGATACGATTTACACAAACAAAACATCTTTGAAGGAAATGCTGATTTTAACTATGGTGATATAGGTTCAACTTATGTTGTAGATGCTATGAATGGTATTGGTGGGGTTGTGGATTGGTTTGCGGAAGAATCATTTTTTAGAAGAACATTTCACCCTCGTATTATAAACTCAACTACCGAGGAGGCATTCTATGATTTCTTCGTATTGCAAGATATAAAAATAGATTATTTACATATTGATGCAGGTCATTCGTATGAAAATGTAAAAGAAGATTTTGAATTATATTCTCAGATAATGAGTGAGAATGGTATTATTTCAATGCATGATACTGACCCGAAATATCATGATAAGTTTATTGTAACACAAGAAGTGAAAGATAGAGGAGATCACGATGATTGGAGTGGGCCTATAAAATTAGCAAAAGAAATTGATGGTAATAAATGGGAAGTATTTAATCTTTTTAATCATGGTATTGTGAAAAATAAACCATCATCAACAGGTCTTACTTTAATAAGAAGGAAATGAAAATTTTAGTTACGGGAGGATGTGGATTTATTGGATATGCACTTTCCGAACAATTGATTACAGATGGACACGAAGTTCATATAGTGGATAATCAGTATATCGGTAGAGAAGCAAAAGTGGCGGAAGGCGCTAAGTTTGTTGGGGGAGATGTAAGGGCAATGGAAAACATTAGTGATAAACCTTATGATTGGATTTATCACTTAGCAGCATTTAGTAGAGTTGGGGTATCATATGAGCATCAAAATTATACTTTTTCCACAAATGTTGATGGAACTAAAAGTGTATTAGAATATGCAAAAAGAAATGGGTGTAAAGTAGTATTTGCAAGTTCATCATCGGTTCATCATTCTATATCACCTTATTCCACATCAAAAAAAATGGGTGAAGAGTTATGCCGTTTTTATAGAAATGGATTGGGTGTTGATGTAACAATAGTGAGATTATATAATGTATATGGGCCAGGTGAATTAATTGAATCACATATGGCGGCATTAATTGGAAAATGGAGAAATCAGATAAACAATAATTTACCTATTACCTATCATAATTTAGGAACTCAATTAAAACCATTTACATATATCGATGATGTTGTTGATGGTTTAGTAAGATTAATAAAAACAAAAGAAATTAATTTAGGTGGTTGGGAAATGGGTAATGATGTTTCATATAGTGTGCATAATGTTTATGAAATGTTTAAAAATAGGTTTCCCAGTTTACAAATTGAAAAAAAAATAGGTGGGTTAGGGCAATACTCAATGAGTAGGAGAAAAGATGATGAAGTTAGAAGATTGGGTTGGTTTCCAAAAGATAGATTGAAGAAATATATAGATAATTTATGAAACCAAAATTAGTTACTGTCACTGGGTATAGAACAAATACTTTGAGGCAAATGTTATCACATTACAAAAAAAATGTGAGTGAAATTCATTTGGTAAATTATTACTCTACTGATAGGGATAATAAAAAATCATTCGAAGAAGCAAGAGATATAGCCGAAGAATTTGGATGTGTATATCATGAAAGAAAAGAGAAGGTATTTAACTGGGAAGCAGTAACATCTTTTTACAATGAAATTAAATCCTTATATCCTAATGATTGGTGGATAGTTTCAGATGATGATGAGTTACAATTGTACTGGGATGATATAGGTTCTATAATTGAAGAGTGTGAAACTAATGGTTGGGAATTTGTAACAGGAGGTTTTATAGATAAGATTGGTGAGAATGGTAGTTTCCCTTTGGTGACAAAAGATACTGATTTATGGGAAGCATTTCCGATTAGTTCTTTTTTTAGATACCCTTTAAGTGGAGCCTGTCCAAATAAGGTTACTCTTATGAAGGGTAGGATAAAGGTAACTGCGGGGCAACATTATGCAGAAATAAATGGACAAACAACTTGGAGGTGGCAGGGATGGAATCACCCCCTTCGTTATCCAATTGAAAAGGGTTTTACACAAGTTCATCATTTTAAATGGGATAGTACTTGTGCAGAAAGGTTAAGAGCTGTTGCAAATGTAGGAACTGATTACGCTTTTTCAGAAGAATACCGAAAAATGTATAGGGCTTTGGCAAAAAATAAACTCTCAATAAATTTAGAAGATTTTTCTGAATGGACTTGGAAATCTGAAAAATCCTTTGTATCTTTCGGTAATTGGAATAAACTAACCAAACAAATAGTTTTAATATAATGACAGGTGCTAAAATAGCAATAATAGTTCCGTATAGAGATAGAAGGGAGCAGTTAGATACCTTCGTTCCACATATGACTGAATTCTTTAAGAATAAGGATGTGGATTACGAAATCTTTATTATAGAACAATCAGATGATAAACCATTTAATTATGGTAAGTTATGTAATATCGGATTCTCTCTATTCAAAGAAGGATTCGATTATTTCTGCTTTCATGATATAGATATGCTGCCGGTAAGTGATGATTGTGATTACAATTACATTCACATTGGAGGTTATCCCGTCCATATGGCAACGAAGGTATCGGCACATACATTTAAGCTCCCATATTTGGAATATTTCGGTGGAGTGGTAATGTTCTCCAAAGAAGATTTTGAAGCCGTTAATGGGTATTCAAATGAGTATTATGGATGGGGGTTTGTGGATTTAGATTTATTACATAGATGTAGAATGAATGATATAGAGTTAGATGAAGAAATTGTTTTTCCTCGCATAGACTCGTATTACGAATTTGAAAAAATTAAAATCACCGATAAGAAGTATTCGGAAAATGTTAAGTATATTGATTTTAAAGATAATGATTTATACCTAAAAATATTTCCAAATAATCAGATAAAAGATTTAACGAAAGATAGTTTTAGCGTATCACTTTGGTTTAGTAAAGATGAAATTGCGAAAGATGAGGAGTATTTGGTAAGTTGGCCTGGTTATAACACCGGTATATCTTTACAAAACGATGGAACTATTAGGGTAAATGTTTATGATAATGATAGGCAGTATTGTTTCGCATACAAAAAATATGAATTAGGTGTATGGAATCATATTGCTATGGTTGTGGATTATAACAAAGAAGTAGTTGAGTTATATCTTAATAGTGTTAAAGTTCCATATACGGGCGACCAGCAACCGTATATAGTTACACCCCTAATTGATTATAGTTATCAACCAATTTATGTAGGTTGTGCAAGTTTAAATTCATCTCCATACAAAGGTAAATTATCAAATCTATTAATGTTTGATTATGTATTGGAACAAAGAGAGATTGATAACATTTATTTAGAAGGGTATAATGGTAAAAAACAAAATACTGATTTAGAGCCAGTTCTTAATATAAACTTTAATAAGATTTATCATGATTTTATATTAGATTCTTCTATTACGATGAATCACGTTAAAGTTCATTCAATAGATTTCACCGAATACTCTAAATTTATTAAAACCGATGTAATTCAAAAAACATCAAAACTTTCAGTTCCTTCTAGAATTATGGGTAAGTATCAATCCTTAATTCACGATGATGATGATAAGATAACTGAAAAGTTTTATAGTTGGGATCCAGATATAGTTCAAAACTCACAAATATATTTTGATGAAGTTTTGACTGGAAAAGTTGATACAAAAAAAATTGGATTAAATTATTTAAATTACAAAATCTTATCTGAAGAAGATATAAACGAAAAAACAAAATGGATAAAAGTAGTTCTATAATAAAACAGGTTATTAACAATGAACAAATTGTTGAAAGGGTAGAAAAGATTGCTGAAATATTAGAATCGTTTGAAAATAATAAAACGATTGATAATTTTTCATATATGATGCCTATTATATACTCTTCGTTAGAATTAATGAGAGGTTATTATGGTGGAACTCAATCACCTTTCCCAACAGGATTTTTCAAAAAAAGAACACAAAATAAATTAAAAAACAAATAAAATGGCTACATCAAAGAAACCCGAAACTTCAAACATCGACATTGAAGAAAGAGCAGTTAGAGCATTTGAAAAGATTGGAACATCGTTAGAAAACATTCAGGATTGGATGTATGAATTGGATACCAAAGGTTGGTCTGAAAGAATGGAATGGTATTTAAACGAATTCTATATGATTGCAAAAGCGAAAACGATTGGTAATACCGGAAGACCTGATAAATCAAACGAAAGACCTCAATAATAGTTTATGGCAGATCAAAAAACATTAGAAGAAAGACAAGTGAGAGCATTGGAAGACATTGCTTCTTCGCTTAGAGATTTGAATGATTGGATGTTTGAAATCGATAAATCAGCTTGGGGGACGAGAGTTGAATGGTATTTGCATGAATTTCATACTATCTTAAAAGCTAAAAATTTAGGAAGTGTATCTAGGCCAATGAGAGATACCGAAAGACCTAATAATGATGAAAGACCTTAATAAAAAAGAAATACAAAAAAAATTAGCGGTTATTGTTCCTTATAGAAATAGGGAATCACATCTTAATGTCTTTATTCCTTATTTAGAAGATTATTTAAACTCAAAGAAAATTCCTTTTGAGATTTTTGTAATTGAGCAAAAGGATAAGAAACCATTTAATAGAGGTAAATTATTAAACATCGGATATAAAGAAAGCGGAAACGAATTTGATTATTTTTGTTTTCATGATGTTGATATGTTACCCATTAAGGTTGATTATTCTTATTGTGATAGACCTACTCATTTAGCGGATAAAGTTGATGGAGAAGAAAGTTTTTACAACTATTTTGGCGGTGTAACGATTGTAAATAAATTAGATTTTAAAATTATAAATGGATACTCAAATGAATATTGGGGATGGGGATTTGAAGATGATGACCTGTTACAAAGATGTATTCAATGTAATTTGAGTTTAGATACTAGGCCATTTGGAATTCAAAACGATGAATATAACTTAAACTATTTTTATTTTAATGGTATAGATTCATTTATCAGTATTCCTTTTCAAAACTTTAAACCTATATTTGAAGATGAATTTTCAATTTCAATAAAGTTTAAACCAGATGATTTAGTTAATGACCTAAATAGAGAGTATGATGAATACACTATATTTTCTATACCGGGTTTTAACTTCTCTTTATCATTCAATAGTTTTAATAGATTTAAATTGGATATATGGGATAAAGATGAAAAATCAAAAAGTATAGTTTCAGACATTAGTCCGGATATGTGGGTTCACGCTGTAATTAATCGTAACCCTCGTAATAAGATGATTGAATTATATATCAATAACACTTATATCGGAGCCGAATATGTTGATGAGTTATACGATTATAATGTAGAAGATTTTTATTTGGGTGTTGCAAATCCGGCAAAAAATTATGAAAACTATTATTTTAAAGGGTTTGTAAATGAGTTTGCGGTATTTGATAAAACATTATCGAAGCCTGAAATAGAACAAATATATAAAGAATCGGCTAAGAAATCCCTACTTAATAATTTTGGTAAGTATAAATCTTCGAAGTGGTTAAAACTCTATTATGATTTTAAACATTTTAGAAGAGATAAATTGATTGATTTAAGTGGTAATGGTTTCGATGCTGAAATCGTAAATTGCCAAAACAATACTTTAATGAATAAAAAGTTTTTAATTGAAGCAGTTGTTCCATACAAAAAAGATGGTTCATTTAAATCACTTAAACATAGTAGTAATAGTGTTGAAGGAAATCGTTGGGTGCATGAAGAAACTAGACAAAATCAATTAAGATATAACTCATTAAAAAACGAAATGTTATTTTATTCGATTGAAGGCCTGAATACATTGAGATATAAAAAAGTAGAAGAAAAAAAATTAAGTGATAAAACTAAATTCATTTCAGTAGAACTATGAAATTAGGAGTATGTGTTCCATATAGAAATAGAGAAGAGCATTTGGCACAATTCTCACCCAGAGTTCATAAATTTTTGAAGGATAGGGGTATTGAGCATAAGATTTATTTTGCCCACCAATGTGATGATAAATTATTCAATAGGGGTAAGATGAAAAACATTGCAGCCGATGTTGCATTTAAAGATGGGTGTGATTATATTGTATGGCATGACATCGATATGATACCGGAAGATGATAGCTGTGATTATAGTTATAACGAAGATTTGCCACAACATTTGGCAGTTCATATTTCACAAACCGATTACAACTTAAAGTATGAAGAATACTTTGGTGGTGCAGTTTTATTTACAAAAGAACAGGTTTATAAAACGAATGGTTATTCGAATGATTATTGGGATTGGGGTATGGAAGATGATGACCTATTTTGGAGATGTGCTATCAATGGAATGGCAGACCAAACATATATCAGACCCAAAACCGAATTTGATATAGCAAATTTTAATGGAGAAAACTCTTTTATTGAAATACCTCAAAGTCGTTCAATAAGATTTTTAAGTAATCGTTCTCACACTCTATCATTATTAGTAAAGGCACATCAGCAAGAGGAAAAGATTCCAATTTATTTGATTGGTGATAATGAAAGAAGATTTTGGGAGTATCCTGTATTTAGAAGACCTGGATATGATTATGGCATTTCATATAATAATAGTAGAGCATTTACTTCGATGTTATGGAATAATGAAGGAGAGATGCAATATATGTGGATGAAGAGATATGAGAACCTTTGGACTTGGGTGACATTAAAAGTTGATTCATACAATAAGCAAATACATTTTTACCTTAATGGCAGAGAAACAGATGCGAGATTTGGAACAGGAGTTCAATCACCTATGGAATATAATGGAGATTTAAAAAGATATGGAAGTGAAAGTTATTATTTGGGAACATCTCCATCAATAAATAAAAATTATCCAAACAAATTTTTCAAAGGTCAAATAGCAGAAGTAAGATTGTATGATAGATGTTTGACCGATAATGAAATAAAAAATATACCATTTGAGTGTGAGGAAAGTGGATTACAGCTTCACTATGATTTCAATTCTTTTAATGATGGATTGCTGGAAGATTTAAGTGGTAATGAAAATAATGGTAAAATTACAAATGTAAATTTTACGAAAGAGAAAATAGAAATACCTTCTACCGTAATCCCTCATAGAAGAAATGGTAGATTTGAATGTCTACCACATCAAACTGAAGGATTGGTTAATGGTAAGTGGGCAAAAGGAGAAACTACTGCGAGAAATGAAAGAAGATATATTTTAGAAATGCAGCAGGGGAAATACGATTGGAAAAATGATGGTATGAATAGCTTAACATACGAATTGTTAGGTATAGAAGAAATAGGAAATAATTCAGTTTTAATAAATTGTAAATGTTAAACGAACACTTTCAGGCGACAAAAGAAAAATTAAATGGGGTTGGTAAGGGAATGTGCTTAGCCAAATGGACACAAGTTACATTACAATTACAAACCGGCCATAACCACTCTTGTCATCACCCTGTCACACACAAAATATCGGAGATGGAAATTGCACAAAATCCATCTGCACTACACAACACTTCTTTTAAGAAAAATAGAAGAAGAGAAATGTTGGAAGGGTTAAGACCAAAGGAATGTGATTATTGCTGGAACATCGAAGATAATTCAAATGATTTTTCAGATAGAATTTATAAATCATCCGAACCGTGGTCTTTACCTTACTTTGATGAGGTATTAAAAACCAAAGGTATTAAAGATATAAACCCAAAGTATGTTGAGGTTTCATTTTCAAACATTTGTAATTTTAAATGTTCATATTGTGGGCCGGCTTTTAGTTCACAATGGATGGAAGAGATACAACAACATGGTGCATATCCTACATCAACTAATTTTAACAATTTAGATTATTTGAAGGGAACTGACCAAATGCCAATTCCACATAATAAAAGAAATCCTTATGTAGAAGCGTTTTGGAAATGGTGGCCTGATTTGTATAAGGATTTACATACATTCAGAATTACGGGCGGTGAGCCACTTTTGGCAAAAGATACATTTGACATTTTAGATTTTATCAACGAATCAAAAAATCCAAATAAAAATCTAAACCTATCGATTAATAGTAACCTAAATGCTCCTGAAAAAATATTTAATGAATTTAGAGTTAAGATTAAAAAATTGATGGATGAGGAAAGAGTAAATGAATTTATTCTTTTTACATCTTGCGATGCACATGGTGAGAGAGCGAATTACATTAGACATGGATTTGATTATAATTTATTTATGGATAGGGTTAATCTATTATTATCCGAAAATCCAAAATTAACAATTATAATAATGAGCACTTACAACGCTCTTTCAGTATCATCATATAAAGGTTTAATTAAGGATGTGTATCAGATTAAAAAAGAATACCATAGTGCGGAAAGGTATTATGGTAGTTCGATTATATTAGATAGTTCATATCTTCGTTGGCCTCCACATCAAAGTGTTAAGGTATTGGATAATGAGTGGATAGATGAGGTTTACTCACAGGCACAACTTATGGATTTCTATGAACAAGTTAGAGTGGGTGATGATGGATATGGGTTTACCGATATTGAAATCACAAAGGTTAAACGAATAGCGGAATGGATGAAAAATCACGATGATGATTCAACTTTCTTGAAAAATCGAAAAGATTTCTTTATCTTTGTAAGACACCACGATATGAGAAGAGGAACTAACTTTTTAGAAGTATTTCCTGAATATGAAGAATTTTATAAAAAATGTAGAAAAGGTAAAGCATAATGATTTTTTATATACCAAATAAATCTACCAACAGCACTAATCTTAAAAATTTTACATCTTTAAATGATGGGTATTCTTTAAGATTAAAAGGTAGTTATGATGTGAATAAACCTTTTGGTTATTTGTTTAGGAGAAATCTCTCTTCTGAAACATTAATAATTGAGGGTGGTAAAATTCATTTTCAATATAAAGTTGGAGATGAATACTTCTCTAATATAGTATGTGATGTAAAGAAAACGTTTGATTTCTTTATAAGAATTGATAATAGAAAGCAAAAGTTTGTTTATACTGATTTGAATACTGAAATAGGATATGATTTTAAATGTGATTTTCAAAATGTAGTAAAAGAAGATAATTACTTTACTTTTTTATCGGATAATGTGCATGAGAAAACAACTGAAAAAAATATATTAAATGGTAATTTAGATTTAGTTGTATTATATGATAGATTGTTGGAAACACATGAAATAAACTTTAACTTAAAAACATCAGAAGTTTTGCAGGAAGATAGTTTATTTAGTTGTTTAGATACATCAGAAAAAACAAACTTTAAAATATTTGATAATAGTGGTAATGGTAATCATGCATTCATATCAGAGCCCGTAAAATTTAAGCACGATAAAATAATGGATTTTGTTTCGAAATCCAGACCAAATAAATATGGATAATACAGAACGATACTCGGAGATACGAAGAAAATTAAATTCGGTGGGTAAAGGATTTTGTTTAGCAAAGTGGAAGCAAGTTACATTGCATCTTCACATCGGACAGAATCATAGTTGCCACCATCCTGGTATACACAAAATTATTAAAGAAGATTTAGTAGATAACCCTTCTGCACTTCATAATACCAAATATAAAAAGGAATTAAGAAGAGAAATGTTGCAAGGATTAAGGCCTACCGAATGCGATTATTGTTGGAAGGTAGAAGATAATTCAAACGAATTTTCTGATAGAACTTTTAAATCTGCGGAAGAATGGGCTTGGCCTCATTTTGATGAGATTAAAAATTCATCTTATATGGATGATGTAAATCCTTCGTATGTTGAAGTTTCATTTAGTAATGCGTGTAACTTTAAATGTTCGTATTGCTATCCTCAATTCTCAACACAATGGTGGGAAGAGATTGAGCAGTTTGGAGCTTATCCAACTTCAACTCGTCATAATGGATTAGACCATATTATCAAAGAAGGTAAGCAACCATATAAACAAACCGAACATAATCCTTATGTAGAGGCATTTTGGAAATGGTGGCCTAATTTATATCCATCATTGTTAAACTTTAGAATAACCGGAGGAGAACCTTTATTACATAAAGATACATTTAAAGTATTTGATTATGTAATTGATAATCCAAACCAAAAATTAAAGTTGGCAATAAATTCTAATTTGGGGGCACCGGAAAAACTCTACCAACAGGCCAAAGAAAAAATAAAAAGAATAAGTAGTGATGGGTTGGTAAGAGAATTTATTATATTCACTTCTTGTGATGGGTGGGGAGAGCAAGCTAATTATATTAGAAATGGATTTGATTATAATCAATGGTATGATAGATGTTCTGAATTATTGGAAGAAATACCGAAACTTACTATTTCGATTATGGGAACTTATAATCTTTTAAGTATCCCATCATATAAAAAATTGATTAAAGATGTATATCAGCTTAAAAAAGAATTTACGAATCCTGATAGGTATTGGTTTTATCCTATTGGATTGGATAGTTCGTATTTAAGACATCCACATCATCAGGCGGCTAACATCATAACCGATGATTGGCACAAAGAAGTATTTGAGCAAGCACAATTGATGGACTTCTACGAAAGTTTGGGAACACAAAATCCGATTGGATATACCGATGTAGAAATTCACAAATTGAGAAGAATATACGATGTGGTTGTTGCTCCAAAAGAAGACCATACTGTAAAAAGAGATAGAAAAGATTTTTATAGATTTTTTAGTGAGCATGATAGAAGAAGAGGAACTGATTTTGTAAAAACTTTTCCAGAGTTAGAAGAATTTTGGAATTTATGTAAAAGTATTAGATAATGAATCACTTATATTTCAATAAAGACATTAGTTATAAAGTTTGGGATCAATCAACTTTTAACACATCGAAGAAACCAAATTTAAAAACTTTTTTCCAAAAGGATTTTACAATTTATAGTAAATTTAAGATACAAAAAACTGAAGATAGAGGAGATGAAATCTATGGTATATTTTCTAAATGTGGGCTTCATTCCGGTGTATTTGTAAATAAAGAAAATGATTTTTATGTTGTAAGTGCACAATTATGGATGAGTAAACCGATTGATGCGGAAAACATTAACATCACCTTTATTTACGATTTTGAAAAGGAATGGCAAGAGATATTCTTTTCAGTAGATTATACCAACAAAATTTTTAGAGTTACTTATAATGGTGAAACCAAAGAAGCACCTATAACATATCCTGTTGTAAGTTATGATAATACACCATTATTTATCGGAGCCGCTGCACCAAATTATATTGAACCACATTTACAAGAATATAGTTGGTGGTATAAGGGTTGGATTGATGATGTAATTATTATGGAAAAGGTTCTAAACAAAGAAGAATTAGATTTATTTAATCCTGAAATTGTTAGAAGATTTACATTAGCAAAATATAAGTTCACTTTGGAAAACCTTAATAGATTTAAAGCGTGGGATAGTAGTGGAAACGGTAATCACGCTCTTTTGTATCAAGATTTTAATGTAAATGATATACAAAATAACATTATAGATAAATTAGAAGAACAATGAAAATATTAATCACAGGAGGAGCAGGTTATTTAGGTTCAGTTATAGTAGATAAAATGCTAAAAGCTGATTATGAAGTAGTTGTATTGGATAAATTGCTATTTAACCAAACATCATTACTTCAATACACATCTAATCCAAATTTTAAGTTTATTTATGGAGACGTTCGTAATGAAAGATTATTAGAACAATTGTGTAAAGATGCTGATGTGATTATTCCATTAGCTGCAATAGTTGGGTTTCCAGCGTGTGCGGCAGACCCTCAATTGGCAAAAGAAATTAACTTTAAACAAATAGTAAACATTGTTAGATTCGGAAAGGATAAAAAGATTTTATATCCAAATACAAATAGTGGATATGGAATAGGAATAGGTCAAACCGAGTGTACTGAAGAATCACCCCTTACACCTATATCAGTTTATGGACAAACAAAATGTGATGCTGAGAATTTTTTGAGAGCAAACACATCGGCAATCACATTCAGATTAGCGACCGTATTTGGTGTATCACCTCGTATGAGAACTGATTTATTAGTAAACGATTTTGTTTATAAAGCAATTACCGATAAATACATAGTAGTATTTGAAAAGAACTTTAAAAGAAATTTTATTCATATTGAAGATGTGGCATCGGCTTTTCTTTTTATGTTGGGTAATTATGATTTTTATAGAGGTGAAATATTTAATGTAGGATTAAGTTCAGCCAATCTATCAAAACAAGAATTGTTAGAAAAGATACAAACCCACGTAAAGGATTTTGCGGTATCATACAACGATTATTATGAAGATCCTGATAAAAGGGATTACATCGTATCAAACGCAAAAATAGAGGAAGCTGGGTGGATACCAGAGTGGGATTTGGATAGAGGTATAAAACAATTAATACAAGGCTATCAAATGATAGTTCCGAAAATGGGTTCTGAATTTAGAAACGGATTTCCTTTAGGATATGCTAACAATACATAATATAAATTTTAGTACAATTTCCAATAATGTATCATTAGAAGGGAATTCAGCGGAATATGATGAGCAAAATCAAAAGTATATTACCGCAGGATTTACTGATAAGAATACTCAATACTACCAAACGTTTGATTTGCCAGAAGAATATCATACTTTCGCAAAGCAAATATTTTCAGATTATTCATTAAGTGTAATAAAACAAATGCCAGGTCAAACTATACCTGAACACTTTGATACATTTTATCAATTTTCAAAAAAGAATAATTGTGATAAGTATGGAGTATGTAGGTTAAATTTCTTTTTGGAAGAATGGAAGACTGGTCATTATTTTGAAATAGATAATGAACCATTTATAAAGTGGAGAAAAATGGATTTTAAAGTAATTAGATATGGACAACCCCATCTTAGCGGTAATATGGGAATGGAGCCAAAATACACAATGCAAATAACAGGTTTATATGAACAATTTACGAGGAGCGAAGCCTATACCAAACCCAAAAATCAAACAAGACATTATTAGTTGGGATAAATTATCATCGGTATATGATGATACTATATTACAAAAATTTAAGGATAAGTTTGTAAGTTGGATAGCAAGTTCGAAATATAATAAATTAGAAGGATTAGAAGGATATAGAGATGTTAGTTATGTGCATGGAACTATTCAATCTTTTGACCATTTCTATTTAATACAAAAGAAAAAACGATTTCGTTTTTTTAAAGGAGAGTTTTTTTATCATAAATGCTCATTTCAACATGATTGGAATTGGGCCTTTATAGAAGATGATGAAATCAAAAGAGGGGATGCGGTAATCCTTAGTGTACCATTTTCAGATTATGGTAAACAACATCCTTTATTAACGCAAGATTTTTTAAATTATTGTGATGAAAATAGTATTCCTGTAATGTTAGATTTTGCTTATTATCCAATGGCAAAAAATATAAATGTTAATTTAAACCACAATTGTATTCAGTTGATTACATTTTCTCTTTCAAAAGCATTTTATGGAATGGAACATTTGAGAGTTGGGATAAGAATGGTAAATGATTTTCGCCACATCGATGATGGAATAGGTGCATTCAATGAACAACAAATGGTAAATAGAGTTGGTGCAGCAATAGGATATGAATTAATGACAAAGTATTCAGTTGATTATAATTGGGATACATTCGGTGAAAAATATACACAAGTTTGTAAAGAAATGAATTTAGAAGAAACTGATTGTGTAATGTTTGGAATCGGAGGAGAAGAATATGAATCTTTAAACAGAGGCTCTGATAAAAATAGAGTTTGTATAAGTGACCTTTTAATATGATAAAAAATTTAGAACAATACCCAATCATTAGAGATATAGATTGGACAGTAGAAAAGTTAATTCAGTTTGAACAAAGTATAGTTGATATATGGGAAGGCGGTAAAATTAGAGGCCCGGTTCATTTATCAAATGGAAACGAAGCTGAACTAATTGAAGTATTCAAGCGTATAAAAGAAACCGATTGGGTTTTTTCAACATGGCGTTCTCACTACCACTGGGTATTGAGTGGATTATCCGCCGATTATGCTACCGAAGTAATTAAAGATGGTAAATCGATTACAATGTGTGACCACGATAATCGATTCTATGCATCCGCAATTGTAGGTGGGACATTACCAATTGCTTTGGGTGTAGCATCTGCTATTAAAAAAGATGGTGGGGATGATAAAGTATGGGTATTTGTTGGGGATATGAGTTTTGAAAGTGGTATTTTTTATGAAGTTCATAAATACGCTAGGAGATTTCAATTACCATTATATTTTGTTGTGGAAGATAATGGAGTTTCCACATACACTCCAACTGAAAAGACATGGAATGACACTAAGAGAGAAATTCCATCTGATGTAATACATTATACATACAAATCAAAATATCCACATTACGGAAGCGGAAAATGGATAGCGTTTTAAATTTATTATTTGAAGAGTGGAACGATTTAGGGCCTATACCCAACGGAAATAATTTTGGGTGTAGACATCCTTATTGTCGTGAATACATTAATGTAAATAACATCAAACTAAATGAGTTAGGGGGATTGGATAATATATATTTTCCAATTGATTTAAATACTGATTTTAATTGTATTTTTAAAGGAGGATTTTTTTCACCAACAATACTATCTCTTATTCATAATTCAAAGTTAAAAGTTTTGTTATTAAGAGAACATGAGGGTGGAGGAGACCATATCTCTTTTTTTCGGCAACTAAATGAATTTATTATTTGTAATAATTTACCACACTCTTCGTTCTACATTTACTTTGCAAACAAAAACTTAATAAATTATTACAAAGAATCAATAGGAGATGTTGGCTTAAACGTCAATGTTTCAGATTGGTTATTAGAACATACTTCTTTGGTTGTTAATAAGGCATTAAAGGAGAACAAAATTAACGATTTAGGTTATAGGTTTGAATTACAAACTTTTGATAATACTACTGAAAGAAAATATAATTTTTTGTGTTTAAATAGAGTTCCAAAAGCTCATAGAGTTTCTTTTTTAGCTAGATTATATAAAAACGAATTAATCTACAATACTGATTGGTCATTATTATTTTCTCCATATGAGTTTTCCCCATTTTATGGAAACGAAAAAGATGTAGAGGGAAAGAACATTTTTAGTATAGAACACTTTTCAAAATTTTTTGATAGAAATTCTCTAATTGAATATGAAAGGTTTTTAAAATACTTTTTTTATACCAAAAAGAAAAGTGAATACGAACCTATATCCAAAAATTTATATAATTTTTTCGGTGATACTAAAACTACTCATTTTAAAGATAGTTATATAAATTCATATTGTTCTTTAATAACCGAAACATCGTTTGAAAATAACGAAGAACACCTAACTGAAAAAAGTTTTAAACCATTTATCAATTTACATTTAGGTATATTTTTAGCACCATATCAACATCTAAAGAGATTAAGAAGTTATGGGTTCAAAACATTTAATGATTTTTGGAGTGAAGACTATGATGAAATATTTGATGTTAGAGATAGAATGGTAAATGTAGTTGAGGTGGTAAAAGAATTAAATAAATCTAATCTTAAAAAAATATATTCGGAAGCAAAGGATATATTATTATATAATCAATCTCATTTTCTTAATTTTTGGGAAAGAGAGAGCTGTAAAAATTATTTTAAATCATTAACAAATGTCAAATAAAGAAAAAGAATTTACGACCAGTTATAAGTATTTTACTAATGACAACATTGTTTTAGTGACATCCGCTAAGGTAGGTAGTAGGTTTTTAAAATCGGTATCAAATAATTTACAATTCCAAAACTATGGTTATCCGTTTAATAATAAATTGGAAGAGGTAGAGCTTGATTCGATGCGTTTTCAAACACGTTCAGAATTTGTTGAACATGCTTACAAAAATTTATTTAAAAACAAAGATGTAGTATTCTTTGTTCGTAATCCTCAAAGTAGATTCATATCAGGTTTAACTACAATGTTTGGTATTATACATCAGAGAGCTGTTAATTTAAAACATGATGGAAAAGAATTTATGAAATCATATTTTGAACACAATATAAGTGAAATAGAACTACAATCAAATATAGATAATTTTTTGAATCTATTTGTAAAGTATCTTAATACAAAAGATGTTGATTGCCTAAAAGTTTTAATAGAAAAATATGTATTAAATTATGCTATCTATAAAGATTCTCATGTTGAGCGCCACCACTACTACGCTTATTTATATATGAATCAATTAAGGGATTTGGGAGCAAAGATAACATATATAGATATTAATTCATTTGATGAATACCTTAAAACAAAAGAATTAATTGATTGGGGGTATGAACAGGAAATGAATAAATTTAAACATTCTGAAAAAAATAATATATTTTATCAGGTATTTAAAGATAACATTGAAATTTGGAAATCTGAAATAAAAGAATTATCTTTATACTTTGATTCAGAGAATGAATACTATGACAAAATAAAGGCCGAATATGAAATTTTATTATGAGAATACTGATTTTAAGAATATACCCAATGGGTATCCCTTTTGTCATATATCAAATTTAGATTGGAACTATGGATTTGCCAATCCAATATTTGAATTAAATAATGAAGAACCTATTATATGGAATTTGTCCATAATAGGTGAAATGAATTCAAATGTAATAGATAGCAACAAAGAATACTTTGAAAAAGTATTTGAAATGGTAAAGGATAAACCAAATGTTAAAATTGTATTTTCCAATTTTCACGAAGGAACTAATCAAAATCCATTTTTTTCCAGATTAATATTATTTAAGGATAAGTTTAACTTAGCCATTAATCAAATAGTTGTTGCTACTAATAACAAATATTCCGAATTATTTAATAAGCATGGAATTAAAGTAATTCATAAACCTTATCTATTTGGATTTTTAGTAGACCATTATAGAGATATAAAATATGAATCCATTGATTGTAGAGGCTCGGAAATCGGATTATTAAATGTAAATGAGTATTTGAATTCTGAAAAGAAAAAATTCTTTTTAAGTTATAATAAAAATACTACCAAAACATTTAGAGTTCAACTTATTTTATGGTTGATTAAAAATGGATTAATTGATGATACATATGTTTCCATATTAATTAAAAATGATAATTTTAATAGAAGGGAATTGGAATCAAAAGAAGTTGAACTGTATGATTTAATTGCATATTATAATAAATTTGATAGAATTGGATTTAATGTATTAGATTGGGATTACCCTAATAACCAAAACGACGTATTTTCAAATCTAAAATATACGACTAAATCACATTATTCTGAAACTTATTTTAACATTATAACTGAAACCTCATTTGAGAATAATAGTTTAAATCTTACTGAAAAAAGTTTTAAGGCATTGGCAAACTGTCACCCTTTTTTAATAATTGGTGATATGGGTTCTCATCAATACCTTACTGAATTAGGATTTGAATTATACGATTCGCTTATTGATTACTCATTTGATTCGATGCCTGATAATCAAAAAAGATTAAATGATGCATTAGGGCAGATTAGAAAAGTTTATAAGTTAGGTGAACAATCTATAATAAATTTTTATAATAACAATATAGAAAAGATTAAAAAGAATAAAGAGAAATTTTTTGAGTATTCATTCTCAAAAATGATTGATGAAACGATTAACGATTTAAGAGAATTATAAATGAAAAAAGTTTTAATAACAGGTGTAAATGGTTTAGTAGGAACACATTTACTGAAGAAGTGCCTCAATGAAGGTTATAAGGTTATTGGGGTTGATTTAAAAAAAGGAAAACATCTACCATCGGTTGGTTGGGAATTTATTCAAGAGGATTTGACAAAACCATTTGCAATTGAATCTTTGTTTATTAATAAGTTTGATGTAGTATTTAATTGTTTTGGTGTAAAGGGTTCACCCGTTAGAGCAAAAGAAAAGCCAGTTGATTTTTTATATCCATCATTTAAAATAAATACCGAAATAATCAATCAATGTGCTAAAAATAACATTTGGTTAGTGTTTATGAGTTCAGTAGGAGTTTATGCACCTGCTGAAACATTTGTTGAGGATTCAGTATGGAAAACATTACCTGGTGAAGCAGACTGGTTTCCATCATGGAGTAAAAGAATGGGTGAAATTTTATTAGAAGCGTATAGAGTTCAATACAATTATCACAATTGGGCAATCATTAGACCTGCAAATATATTTGGAGAATATGATGATTTTAGTGGTAAGGGTACTGTAATTGCATCTACTATTAAAAAGATTGTAGAAGCAAAGGGTGATTCGATAGAAGCGTGGGGCGATGGTTCTCCTATTAGAGATTTCGTATATGGAGGAGATGTGGCAGATGCAGTTTTAGATTTATATAAAAGAAAACTACACACCACAATTAACTTTGGAGCGGGGGAAGAAATTACTATAAAACAAATGATAGAATCTCTTATTAGAATTAGTGGGAAAGATTTGAAAATAGATTGGAATACATCTAAACCAAATGGGGATAGTAGAAGACAAATGGATACAACTAAGCAAGAGCAAGTTGGATTATTACCAAAATTGGGATTTGAAAAAGCATTAGAAAAAACCTATGAATACTACATCTCACATAATTTGTAGTGGTTGTTCTTTTACTAATTTCCACGCGACGTTAGATAAGAAGAGTTATTTTTGGCCAGAACATTTAAAAGAGCATTATCAAAATGTATATAATGTTGGCTCACCTACAAATGATGTAAAAACTATTGTTAGAAGTTTAATTTATAAAGCAAATGAATTGTTAGATAAAGGTATAAGTGATATAACTTTATTAGCATGTTGGACATTTTTCAATAGGGATTCGATTTACATTCCAACTATACCAAATTCAACTGTTCATAAAACTGATTATACTTATACGAATTATGAAAATGGATTTTACGCTTTGAGTGGTAATTTTTATTACGGTTGGATGGAAGAAAAAGATGATTTTGAAAAAGAAAAGGAATTCTTTAAATCAAAAATAAAATGGGTTCAAAGTGATGAAGAAGATACACTTTCTTTTTTAGAATGGTTTCATTATCTTATTTGTTTTGTGGAAAGTAAAGGAATTAAACTAAAAACTTTTTTTATAAAAGATAATTTATCAACCGAAGAATGTATATTTGATGGACAGATAGAAAATAATGAAGTGGTTATCAATCCATTAAGATATGAGGAAGTTGAACCAATACTTCAAAAATTATATTCTGAAAAAAAATTTAATTATAGAGGTAGTGAGAAAAGATTTGAACATCTCCTTTATATTAAAAGATTTTATGATTTAATTGATTGGGATAAATGGTGTTGGTTTTATAAGAATGAATATGGTGAATATGGAGGAGTATATGAGTGGATATATGATAATATAGAAGAAGATAGGTGGATAGAAGGTAATACAATAGTAGCGGGACATCCCTCTACAAAAACTTGGAAAAAATTTGTTAATGATATTTTATTAAAAGAAGTTATATGAATAAAGAAAGCAAAATCCTAATATTAGGTGCTACCGGTTTCGTAGGAAGAAATTTGGCAGAAAGATTATACAACGAAGGATATAAAAACCTTCGTAATCATGGATACACTCGAAATTTAGAAGGTTTCGGTGAATCAGTTCAGGGAGATTTAAGAGATGAAAATTTTGTTAATCAAATTATGGAGGGAGTTGATGTGGTGTTTCATTGTGCAGCCTCAACTTCTAATGCAGTTGATACAATTTATGCTCCTCTACTTCATGTTACTCCTAATGTAATAATAAACGCATTAACATTAGAGAAGGCGTATAAGAATAAGATAAAGAAATTTATATTCTTATCATCATCTACAATTTATCCAGAAAGCGGTGATAGACCAGTTTGTGAATCCGATTTTCTATACGAATCAATCTATAAAACTTATTATCCGGTAGGTTGGATGAAACGATATGCAGAAGTTCTTTGTAAGATGTATTCTGAAATCCTTATCAATCCAATGCAGACCGTAATTGTTAGACCAGCAAATTTATATGGGCCGCATGATAAATATGATTTGGATAAATGCCACGTTACACCCGCTTCTATTATTAAAGTTGCAACTAGATTAAATCCAATTCCTGTATGGGGAGATGGTACTGAAGTGAGAGACCTTCTTTATGTTGAAGATTTTGTAGAAGCATTGCAGGTTATTATGGAAAAGGAAGAAGGGCATGAAATCTATAATGTGGGTTCTAATTCAGGCTATTCAGTAAATCATGTTATTAATGTATTGAAAGAAATTGAAGGTTTAGAATCTCCGATTGAATATGTAAATAATAAGGCTCCGATGATTCCGGTGAGGTTAATTGATTCGTTTAAAATATTTGATAAATTAGGTTGGGGTGCAAAAACCACAATTTACGAAGGATTAGAAAAAACTATAAATTGGTATAAGAGTGTATATCTTAAAGGATAAAAAATACATTATATGTAGTGGATGTTCTTTTACTAATTTAAAACCACTTAACCATCTAAAAAAAGATAATAATAGGGAAGAGTGGCAGTGGCCTGAATGGTTACAATATAAATTAGGGGAAGATTATGTAGTATTAAATTTAGGTAATCCAACTAATGATAATAATACTATTAAAAGAACTGTAACATATTGGGTTGAATACATTAAAAAAAATGGTGGTATAGTTGATAAAGTTTTTACTCAATGGACACAACCTTATAGACATTCATTTTTGATAAAAGATTATTATGGAGAACTTGAAATTGGTTCTCACACAAACAATTATTTACCCAATCCAAAAAATTACAAGAATGAGTTTTGGTTTTTGACAGGTGGATATTATGAAGTTAATAATTCAAAGTATTTGGGAATAGATAATATTTTAAAAACCTTACATATAAAATTAAGTAAACAGCATTCATATTCATTTGTTGAAACGGTGTTAGATTTATCAAATTATTTAGATAGTGAAAAAATTGATTATAAGTATTTTACAATAAAAGATATATTTTATGAGCCTGAGTTCTATTCGAGAAATGTTTACGAAGGTGAAATTTGTTTAAACGAAGGTTTTGATTATTATTACAATCAGAGTGAATACTTTAAAATTTATTTAGATAAAATACCATTTGATAAATTTTGGTTTTACGAAGATGAGGGATTAAGAAAGGGTGGGTTATATGAATACGCTATTAAAAAGCAAGCGGAATTAGATAATTATAATGGATTAAAAAAAGTTTTATTTAGTGAAAATGTAAGTGGTAATTTTGATTGGTATGGGCATCCATCATCAATAATAAATAATAAATTTGTAAACGAAGAATTAATAAAATATATTATATGAGTTCACCAGAATATACTCCCTATAAAGACACCTTATCAAAGATGATGGAGGAGTTGGCAAAAAAAGAAAATGTAATTTTTATAGGCCAACAAATAGTTTATAGAGGAAATCCTATGAGCACAACGTTAGATAATGTTGATAAAAATCTTATGATTGAATTACCCGTTATGGAAGAAACACAAATGGGTATGAGTTTAGGATTGGCAATGGCGGGTAAATTAGTTGTAACATTCTATCCTCGTTGGGATTTTATTATTTCAGCTACTAACCAAATGGTAAATCATTTAGATAAGTATGAAATGATGACAGGTGTTAAACCCCATGTCTTAATTAGGTTAGGTAAAGGTTCTGATAAACCATTGGATCCAGGACATCAACATAAGGGTAACTATTTGGAAGAATTTAAAAGTATTTGTAAAAATATAGAATTTCACGATTTAAAATCTTGGCAAGATATCGAACTATCATACAAATATGCTATGAATAATAAAGGTGTACATTGTTTAGTTGAGTATCCTGAATTATATTATGGAGCTTAATTTATTATACGAAAATAAAGTTAATAATTTAATTTTACCAAACTGTCAACCAAAAAATGTTTTAGATTTTTCCATAAATTGGTTATTAGAAAATAATTCTAGTGATATGGGGCATTTAATTAAGGCCCTTTTCAACAATTTTGGTAATGAAATAAGTGTTTTATGGAATGGAATGGGGTTTCAATCTATTCCCCAAAATGGTTTTGATCCTAAAACCAAATTAACAATTAATCGGATTTCAGTTGATGAAGCGATAGAACGCAAGAATGAATTCTGCTCTAAAAAAACTTTCTTTGTAATTGAGCCATTTGGGCACATAGATTTTTTTAAAAATCATATTAAGCAAATTGATAAAGGTTTATTTGAAAAACTAAAAGAGATAAATGCTACAATAGTAATTAACTATTCACATGAGGGGCATTTAAATGATTATTTTGTTGAAGAGATACTAAAAACCATATCATATAAAAAAATAATTTTTTTATACAATGATTATCTAAACGATTTTACTAAATATAAATCAAAAAACGTTTCATTTATAAAAATAAATTATTATTTAAATCGAAGTAGTAGATACTTTCAACATAATTTAAAATCAAACGATGTTTCGCAAATTTTGAATTACGAAGAGAAGAAATACCATTTTCTTAGCTTCAATCAATATCCACATCATCATAGGGTTAAGATAATTTCGGAAATACATAAGAACAATATAATAGATAAATTTCTAATTTCATACAATCCAAAATTCTATGATACATTAGGTGGAGTAAGATATGATTACGAAAACCAATTAAAAGATTTGGGATATATTGATGATTATAAGTTATTTATTTCATTGGAAGAGAAAAAAGTAGATTTTGAAACCAATTTTAAAATAAGTGGATATGGGTTTGAAGATATAAGACCATATAAAGAAAGTGCGATGAGCCTAATTAGTGATACTATATTTTTCAAACCACAGGGTTTTGTATCAGAAAAGGTATTCAAGCCAATTATGTATTTACAACCTTTTTTAGTTGCAGGGCCTCCCCATTATCTTAAAGACATAAGAGATATGGGATTTAAAACATTTAATGGTTTAATAGATGAAAGTTATGATGAGGAATTAGATGATAAAGTTAGATTAGAAAAAGTAATTGGGGAAATAATTAGATTATCAAATTTACCGATTGAAGAACTAAAAGATAAGTTAAGAGAATCTGAAGAAACTTTAATATATAATCAAATGAAATTATTATCGTTTGATTACGAAAAAAGTGAAATAGATTCCGTTAAAGCCATTATAAAAGAAGGATATGAATGCCAAAAAAATATATTGTAATGGTTGCTCACATAGTGCGGGCGGTGGATTAGAAAATCAACACATTTTAAGAAATGGAATGAGTATCGTTGAATACTATAATTCAAAATACAACATTAGTTGGGAAAATATAAATGATGTATTATATAGTAGTGTATTATCCCATAAACTAAACGCCGAATCAGTTAATGAAGCGACTAGTGGAGGGGGGTCTGAAAGAGTAATAAGAATGGCTTATGATTTTGTAAAATCAAATTATAAAATTAAAGATGAAATACTTCTTATTTTAGAATTACCATCTTTGGGTAGATTAGATTTATATTCTAATAAATTAAATGATTATATAATAGGTAATTTACATTTTACAAATAATGATTATTCCGATAATTCTATTAGTGGATTATATGGAACTAGGGGTTATTATAGTGAAGAATTTGCTAATGATAATTTAAAAATACATTCTGCATTAAAATCTTATTATGATAATTTCTTTTCAAAAAAATCTTATTATCTAAATTTAAGTAGGCAAATAAACACATTTTTTGGCTATCTTAAACATAATAAAATAAAATATATATTTTTTGGAGGTGAGCTTTTAAATGGCATTGAAGATGAATTTAGGAAAAATAATTCTTTAAAATTAAAAGTTTTAAACAGAACTATTGAAGATTTTCATCAATATGCAGTAGAAATGAAATCCACAATTACCGAAGAATGTGATTTTTTGATAGATGATTTACATCCTGGTTATTTTGCTCACAAAAACTTTGGGAATTTATTATATGATTATATAATTGAACATTATCACAATCTTTAATATTTATTATCGTATGATGAATAATTTAACTAAATTTTTGATGGAAGCCCTATTAGGAGAACAAACTTCGGATAGGGTTGTTGTATATAGTGGAAGATTCCAACCTTTCCATAAGGGCCATTTTGCCACATACCAATTGTTGGTTAGGAAATTTGGAAAAGAAAATGTTTATATCGGAACATCAAATAAAACCGATAATGTTAAATCTCCATTTGGGTTTAAGGAAAAGAAATATATCATCACTAAAATGTTTGGAGTTCCATCAAACAAAGTAGTTCAAATTAAAAATCCATATGCACCTGTTGAAATTTTAAATAAATTTGATTCAAAAACTACCGCATTTATTACTGCTGTTGGTGAAAAGGATGAGATGAGGTTGAGCGGTAAATACTTTGAACCATATAAAGATGGTAAAGATATGGAGGGATATATGGATAAAGGATATGTGTATATTTCACCATCTCAATCAAATCCTATTAGTGGAACTGATGTTAGAAATTGGTTAGGTAAGGGGAGTGATGAGGAGAGAAAGGTTGGATTTATGAAAGCCTATCCTAAATTTGATGAGAAGATTTTTAAATTAATCACCCTTACTCTTAATAAAATAACGAAAGAAGGATTAGTAGAAACTACATTAGGTGGGTATGGGGCCGATGAAGGAGAACCAGCTACTATGTATATTCCAGATGGGACTTTAAGAATTTTGGATAGAGGAAAACCTGAGCCGTGGTTTAAACAATTAGGATATACCCAAATGGATAAACCAAAAGCGGATGCGATGAGAGGTAAGGGAAAGAGAAAGGACAAAGAATCTGCATTTAGAAAGGTATATTACAAGGTTTCTAATATGGTGACAAGTGATTTAAAACCTGTTGAGAAACCAAAGGGGGTTGATGGTTGGGAGAAAATAAAAAAGGAAGATGTAATTAGAGGAGGGTTATCTGCCGGAATGAGTTTGGGTGATATAGCAAGAAAACATAATATAACTCAAAAAGAATTAGCTGATGAATTTAGAAAAGGATATAAAGTAGAAAGAGAACATACTACCGATACTAATGTTGCAAAAGAGATTGCATTAGACCATCTATTTGAAGACCCAAAGTATTATACAAAGTTAGCAGGAATAGAAGCTAAAACCGAAACTATACATTCACATAATCATCCTTATGATGGAGAGGCTGACCGTAATTTTACACTTCACCATAAAACATCATCTTATACAAAAGATATGGGGCATCATCCTGAATTGGATACAATAGATTTTGATGATAAAAGAAAAAAGAAACCTGGTCACCAATATGATACAAAGGATACCGAAGATAGAGGATATGAACCAGTAAAAGAATCTCTTATAACCGAAGGTGGTGCGTATGGACATATGAACCACCCATTCGATATACAAATGAACCTTACATTCGGAGATCTGAAACGAATTGTAAAACAAGCATTGAGTGGTAAGTTGGAATTGGCAAGAGAGAAAACTGATGGGCAGGCATTGGCGATTAGTTGGGTTGGTGGTAGATTAGTTGCTGCCCGTAATAAATCACATCTTAAAAATAGAGGTAAAGATGCGATGGGAGTTCAAGATGTAATTACTAAATTTGCAGGAAGAGGTTCGGTATCAGATGCATTTAGCTTTGCAATTAAAGATTTGGAATCTGCAATTAAATCCCTTTCCGATAGTAGTAAAAAGAAAATTTTCAAAGATGGTAAGTGCTTTATGAATTGTGAAATCATTTATCCTGAAAATACAAATGTAATACCATATGGTCAATCTCTTTTAGTATTTCATGGAACTATGGAATATGATGAAGAGGGAACTGCAATTGGAGAAAATCCAGAAGCGGGAGCTCAATTGGCGGCAATGGTAAAGAAGGTAAATGCAGATGTTCAATCTAAATTCAAATTGCAAGGGCCTCCTATACAAAAACTGCCAGTAAATAAAGACCTTAAAGCAAAACAATCTTTGTTTTTATCTAAAATTCAAACACTTCAAAACGAATTTGGATTAACTGAAAAGAATGGTGTTGCAGATTATCATCAGGCTTGGTGGTTGGATTTTGTAAATAAAAATACAAAAGGATTAGATGAGCAACAAAAAATAGGATTGGTAAAGAGATGGGCTTTCGGTGATAAAGGATTCCGAATAAAGGATATAAAAGATGATAAGAATAGAGAGTGGGCAGAAAAAATAGAAAAACAAGACCAACAAAAAATAACAAAGGATAATCTTCTTAAATTTGAAACTATATTTTTAGGAGTAGGGGCAGAGGTATTATCATTTATGACATCAGTATTGACGGTAAATCCTGATGCGGCTAAACAACAAATGGTAGGTAGATTGGAAACCGCTATTAATTCAATTAGAGCTACCGGGGATGCTAAGAATTTGGATAAATTAGGAATTGAGTTGGCAAGAATTGAAGCGTTGGGAGGATTTGATAAGATAGTTCCAAATGAAGGTATTGTATTTACTTACAAAGGAAACACTTTTAAATTGACAGGGGCATTTGCACCATTAAACCAAATTTTAGGAATCTTTACATTTAGTAGATAATGGAGTTATATAAATCTAAATTAACATTTGATAGTGATGAATTATTAGGCGAAATAAATCGTTATTATGATACATCATCAGTTTCCAACGATAATTTAAAAATGGAAAGTTTCGATACCGATGTAAGTAGGTTTAGTAGATTAAAATACTTTCATAATGAGGTTTTACCTATTTTTAGCGGGGTTGAGTTTGATAACATTTTTCTTTTCTTCGCGCAGCCTGATGGAGGACTTTTTTGGCACAAAGATGGTGGACATGAATATAGAAGATTCATAATGCCGGTAATTTCAAATGCTGAATGTATAAACCATTTTAAATTAAATGAGGTTGAACATCAGATAAAGTTTGAAGATGGGGTTGTTCATTGGTTTGATTCACAACGAATTGAGCACAAAGTAATAAACAATGGAAATACTACCAGAGTAGCTTTTTTGTTTGATGTGAAATATAATGAGGTAAAATTTAATGAAATTTTAAAAAATAGTTTCAATAAACATTTGGTTTTTGAATAATTGTTTCGAATTAAAATATTTATATAGGAAATGACCATAAATGAATAATTTATTTGATAAAATAATGTTGGGTGAATGTATAATTGTTTCCAAAGAAATTGGTGATAAATTTATATTGGCTAAAAATAGAGATAGAGCTTACAATCCCCAATTAGAAGTTATTCATACTCTAATCGATGGAGTAGAAGTAGTTTATTTACATGATATAATAACCGATTGGAGTGAAGGAATGAACGAACATGGGATAGGTATTGTGAATACTGCTCTTATGGTTGGATTTGATGAGGAAGAAAAAAAGATAGTAAAGAAAAAAGGTAAACCATCAAAGGATGGTGCTAAAATAAGGAAAGCATTGGGTTCTTCTAATTTAAAAGAAGCTATAAGATATGCAGTTCAATATGAAGGTGGTATTAAAGGTCATACATTCATAAGTTCACCTAAAAATACTATCTCAGTAGAAACTACTTCCAAACATAATCCTAAAATAAATTTGATAAATAGAGAACACCCTATGGTTAGAACTAATCATGGACACTATTATACTGATGCAGGATACACCGATGGGCCTGATTATAAAAGTTCAATCGTAAGAAAATTAAGTGCTGAAAAGCAAATGGATAAAGCAGAGGATTGGAATCTGATTGCGCCTTTAATGAGAAAGAATTTTTATAAGGATGACTCCCCATTGAATATGAAGAGGGATACTAAAAAAATGAGTACTTCATCCCAATTAGTATTAAACCTTACTGATAAAATTTTTCAATTATCTTATTTTGAAAATAAAGTGGAATCATTTGAGGGTATAAAGGTAAATTTACCAGATGGATATACTCCAAAAATAAAGATAGAGGTTAAAAAAATATCTTAAAGGGAATTTTTCAATATATATACATATATAAAGGTTATGGCAAAAAAAGAATTTAGAAAAGATTTAATGCATAAAACCCGCCGCGAATTGGTGGATTATGTATTTAGAGGTGAAGACCCTTCCAAATCATTCGGATATGAAAAATCCAACCCAAATGTAAAAAGAGAGGTTGGGGAAAAATGGGAAGATGAAACATATCAATACGAACAAAAAGAGGGATATGTTCTGAAAACCGGAAAAAATCACGAGGTATTTCAATCAATTAGAGAGTTTTTAAGAAAGAAAGAAGAATGTGCCAATTCAAATTGTCAAAAACAAAAGTATGGTGCAAATGATAAAATTCTGATTAAAGAATCTGGCTATTGTATTGATTGTAATGTTGAAATGGATAGTGAGGCCCAAAAATTGGGTATATTTGAAGAGTATAAAAACTTTAGATTATTTAGAAGAGCCGTCGCTCAGGCCACCGAAGCGAAATCTCAAATCGAAGATGGTATCAAGGAATTAAAACCACACTATGAACAAATTTTGGAAGATGGTAGAATTGAGATTTGGCATCTACCAAAACCGATGGATGAGATGAAAGCGGATATGGAATTAGAAATTCAAAATATCGAAAAGGGATTAAAAGAATTGGAAGAAGATATAGTTATTTATGAATCTAAACTAAAAAATTTAGATAACCCAATTCTAAATAGATTATTTGATGCAAGATAAAGGATTATCATTAAAAGATGTAATCAGAGAAGAATACAAAAAATGTGCCGGAGATCCGGTATATTTTATGCGCAAATACTGTAAGATTCAACATCCTACAAAAGGAAAGCTACGTTTTGAGTTGTTTCCCTATCAAGAAAAGACGTTACTACAATTTAAAGACCATCGATATAATTTAGTTTTAAAATCACGTCAGACAGGTATATCCACTTTGACAGCAGGGTATTCTTTGTGGAAAATGATTTTTAATCAGGATTATAATGTGTTGGTAATCGCTATTAAGCAAGAGGTTGCTAAAAATCTCGTTACGAAGGTAAGAGTTATGTATGATAACTTACCTAGTTGGTTAAAAGTTGCAACACAGGAAGATAACAAACTTTCACTACGATTAGTAAATGGTTCGCAAGTAAAAGCTATCCCATCTTCACCTGATGCAGGTCGTTCTGAAGCCCTATCACTTTTAGTAGTCGATGAAGCGGCATTCGTTCCAGATATTAATGAAATTTGGGCATCTGCAACTCCCGCCCTATCAACCGGTGGTAGTTGTATAGCATTATCTACTCCAAATGGTGTGGGTAACTGGTTTCACCAACAATGGGTGGGAGCAGAAGAAGGAACAAATGAATTTAATCCAATCTATTTGCATTGGACGGTTCATCCTGAGAGAGACCAAAGGTGGAGAGATGAACAAACAAAAGTATTAGGAGAAAAGTTAGCGGCACAAGAGTGTGATTGCGACTTCATTTCTTCTGGTGATACCGTTATTGCACCCGAATTGTTGATGTGGTATAAGGAAACATTTGTTAAAGACCCGATAGAAAAAAGTGGATTCGATGGAAACTATTGGAAATGGGAGTATCCAGATTATCAAAAATCATATATGGTTGTAGCCGACGTGGCGAGAGGCGATGGTTCGGATTATTCCACATTTCATGTCTTTGATGTTGTGAATAATGTGCAGGTGGCAGAATATAGGGGTAAAATGGAAACTAAAGATTTCGGTAATTTTTTAGTTAGCGTGGCTACCGATTGGAATAATGCACTTTTAGTAATAGAGAATGCAAATATTGGGTGGGCGGTAATTCAACAGGTAATCGACAGAAATTACCAAAACCTTTATTACCAAACTCAGGATTACAAATATATTGATATAGAGAAACAATATACAAATAAATTTAATGCGGAAGAAAGAAGGCAGGTAGCTGGATTTACAACATCTGCTAAAACTCGACCTTTAATTATTTCCAAATTAGATGAATACTTCAGAAATAAAGAGGTTGTGGTTCAGTCCTTAAGATTGATTGATGAGCTCTTTACTTTTATATGGCTGACGAATAGAGCGGAAGCAATGAGGGGTTACAACGATGACTTAGTTATGGCATTCTCAATTGGGTTATGGGTGAGGGATACCGCACTTCGTTTAAGACAAGAGAGAATGGATTTAGCAAAAGTTGCCATCAATTCTATTTCTACAACAGGTTTTTCTATGGGTTCAGCAAACGAAAGAATGAGAGGAAATCCATATGAAATGAATATTGGCGATGGAAATGAAGATATAAGATGGTTACTCTAATATTTATATGTATGAAAATTATAGCAGAAAATATAGAAACAATAAATGAAGGGTTAAGATACCACCAAAAAGTGGGGACTCCTATTCACGAATCCATTTATAGATACGGTTCGACTAAGTATTTTGAAATGTTTAGAAGTGCAAGAGAACTATTTAATGAGAATAAGTTAGTTTTAGAAAATGCACAAGATAAGTGGTTTGTAAAAGAAACTGATTTAGGTGAAAAGGGAATTTATGAAGGTAAGGAAGTATGGTTAGATTTTCCTATTTTAGAAGCTGAACATCAGGGAAAAGAGGTTGAATTAAATGAGCCTAAAAAAGGTGGGCCTAAAAAGTTCTACGTTTATGTTAAAGATGGTGATAGTGTAAAGAAAGTAGCTTGGGGAGATACAACCGGTCTTAAAGTGAAGATAAACGATTTGGAAGCGAGTAAGGCTTTTGCGGCGAGACACAATTGTGATACCGAAAAGGATAAAACCTCCGCAAGATGGTGGGCGTGTAATCTACCAAAGTATGCTAAGCAGTTGGGTTTATCAGAACCGGCTTATAGATATTGGTAAGAATAGTTGGAAATTTGAATAATTATTCATAGATTTGATATGGAGGAAAAGTATATAGATGTATTCATAAACGAAAACAAAAGATATAGGTTATTTAAAGGAGATATAGATGAAAGGGAGTTATTGTGGCATCAGGATGAGTGGGATAGAACCCTTTTAGTTTTAGGAGGAAAAAATTGGAAAATTCAATTAGATAATGAATTACCAATTGATTTGATAGAAGGGAAACAAATTGAAATAAAAAATCATAAGTTTCATAGAGTAATTAAAGGAAATGGTAATTTGATTATCAGAATTATAGAAAACAAATAAAATGGCAGAAAAAAATAATAATTCGTTTTTCGAAAGAATGAGAAAATTGTTCTCTACTAATGTTATTGTTAGAAGAGAAGATGGAAAAACGAAAGTTGTTGATACTGAAAATAGTCAGGCTTTATCGAATCTAAAAACGGTTAAGGATAGATTCTATAAACTACAAACTGGCTACCAATACAATGCATTACAATCTCAACTCTCATACCAAACAATCAGAAGAGAGTTGTTTTTGGATTACGATGCAATGGATCAAGACCCGATTATAGCATCGGCATTAGATATATACGCCGATGAATCAACAACTAAAAATGAATTTGGAGATGTATTGACTATTAAAACTTCAAACCAAAATGTTAAGGAAGTTTTACATAATCTATTCTATGATATAATGAACATAGAATTTAATCTATGGCCGTGGGTTAGAAACTTAGCAAAATACGGTGACCAATTTTTAACTTTGGAAATAGTAGAGGGAGAGGGAGTTGTTAATGTATTCCCACAATCGGTATATCATACACAGAGAACCGAAAATCCACACGATCCATCTAGAATCAATAGACATGAAGCGGGTATTAAATTCACAGTCGATCCTGATTATTTAGGTAAAAAGGAATACGATAACTATGAGATGGCTCATTTCCGTTTGTATTCCGATACCAATTATTTACCTTATGGTAAATCTATGATTGAGAATGCAAGAAGATTGTGGAAACAAATTACCCTAATGGAAGATGCGATGATGATACATCGTATTATGAGAGCACCTGAAAAAAGAATATTCAAAATCGATATAGGTAATATACCACCGCAAGAGGTAGATAACTATATGCAAAAAATTATAAATAAGATTAAGAAAACCCCATTCCAAGATCAGAAGACGGGGGATTATAATCTTAAATATAATATGATGAACATCACCGAAGATTTTTTTATGCCGGTGAGAGGTGGAGATAGTGGAACTCAAATTGATACCCTTAATGGTCTAAATTATTCTGCGATAGAAGATATAGATTACTTAAAAGCAAAATTATTTGCAGCCTTAAAAGTTCCAAAGGCGTTCTTAGGATATGAAGAGGATATAAATGGTAAAGCAACTTTGGCGGCGGAGGATATACGATTTGCTAGAACGATTGAGAGAATTCAAAGAGTTGTAGTATCGGAATTAACACAAGTTGCAATTGCTCACCTTATTGCAAATGGATTTGAAGGGGGAGATGTAGTTGATTTCCAATTAGAATTAACTAATCCATCTACAATCTATGAGCAAGAGAAAATAAACTTATGGACGGAGAAAGTTAGATTGGCAACTGATATGAAGGCCTTAAAAATGATTTCTAACGATTGGATTTATAAAAACATATTCAAATTATCTGATGAAGAAATTGATTTAAACAAAGAAGATGTTGTAACTGATACATTTGATTTGAATAGATTAAACAAAATAGAAAATGAGGGAGTTGATCCATACGAAGAGGAACAGGCTCAACCACAACAACCTCAACCGGGACAACCACAAGAAGAACCTCAACAAGAAGAACAACCGGTGCAGGAGGGAGAACCCGTAATAAAGGATAAGGCTGAAACAAGTGCGGAGAATGGTAAAAAAGGTGGAAGACCGGCAGAGGCTGGAGATAGAGGAACTGATGATAATGCATTTGGTAGAGACCCATTGGGTAAAGATGACATTACGAGAAACTTCGGAAGAGAAACACGAAAAGAAAGATTGGTATCTAAACTAAAAAATGTATCTGAAAAGGAAAAGTTTATAAAAGATACAATTAGGAAAAAAATACAATCACGTTACGATAAAAATAATAGTAAAAAGATGATTAATGAGGATACCGATATATCAAATGATGATAGCGGTTCTTTATTAGATGATAAAAATATATTGACAGACATATAAATTTTAAGTAATCCTAAGTTATTTGATATTTATATTATGTAAATATTTACATATATAATTGTAAAACAGACGTTTGTAATGAAAGTTAAACACTCAAAGTTTAAAAATACAGCTATTTTATTTGAATTGTTGGTAAAACAAATCACACAAGAGGTGTTATCCAACACAAATAAAAACCTGTCGGAAAAAATTATTAAAGAATTCTTTAATTCCAAAAGAGAGTTAGCAAAAGAATTAAAATTATATAATTGGATAACAAAAGAGAAATTCTCTAATTCAGATGATGCTAAACTCTTTTTATCAGAAGTGGTAGAAGAGAGAAAGAAATTAGATGAATCAAAACTTGCAAAGGAGAAGTATAATCTTATTAGAACGATTAAGGAATCTTATGAGTTAGAAAAGTTCCTTTCATCTAATTTACAAAACTATAAGTTATTGGCTTCCATTTACAAAATATTTGAAAGTAAAATACACGGTAGAAAAGTAGAAATTAGAGATTTTATCGATTCTAACAATACTATTTTAGAGCACATTACTACTAAAAAACTTTCAAACAAACCTCAGGATAAGTTATACGAAGAGTTTAAAAAACAATCCGAAGATTTAAGATTACTAACTTATAAGTTATTAATTGAAAATTTCAACTCAAAATATTCAAATTTAGATGATTCTCAAAAAGGTCTTTTAAGAGAATTTATTAATAATGTTTCTAATACTTCCACATTCTCCAAATTTATTAGTGAAGAGGCAAAGAAGGTATTAACTTCTTTGATTTCGGAATCCAAAGACATTACCGATAAAGTAACTAAAATTAAAATAACGGAAATGGTTAAGTTATTTAAATCTGATAACTTTTTGAAAGAAAATAGTGAGAAACAAGTTTCAGTTTTAATGCTTACATACGAATTACTAAAGGAAATTAGAAATGTCAAATCAGCTAGAAGCGTTAAAAAATAAGATTAAAGAAATACTTTCCGAATTAAAAGAAGAAGAGGAAGAGTTAAAAAAAGAAGTAACAACGACAGGTGATGTTGCGGGATATGATACTCCTCGTGCATTTGCTAAAGATGGCAAACATACATCTGATTATGTAAAAAGAATGGCCGCATTGACTGGTTATTCATCTCTTACTGAAAATCGATTCCATAAATTAAGATTAGATAATACTCTTACACCTAACCAAAAAATAGGATTAGGTATTAGAGAAACTCGCCGAAAATTGGACGAAATTGAAAAATTTTTAGAATGGTATGGTAAGATTAAAAAAGAAAATGCTATGAAAGGTGAAAATTTTTGGAAAAGAACTAATCACCATATTTATAGAATAAGAGAGAGGTTATCGAAAATTGGTAAAAATGTGACCTATCTTAAAAAGTAATTTGTATGAAAATAACTAAGGAACAATTAAAAGCATTAGTTGGTGAAGTTCTTCAAGAAGAAAAAGATTATCAATCCTTTTTCCAGTCAATGCTTAAAAAGCATGGTGTAGATTCACCCGCTGATTTCAAATCCGATGATGAAAAGAAAGACTTTTTTAATAAAGTTGAAAAAGCGTGGAGTGGGGTATCTGAAAGATTAAAAGAAATTCATAAAGAAGCAGCATCTGATGTGAATACTGCTAACATTCCAACATCGGTAGCATCAAAATTAGACCAGGCAACTGATAAGATGCAAGGTGTTAAGATGAACAACCAACAAAAATTACAAATTATAGCTAGAGTTATTGATGCAATCGGATTAGATAAAATGAATTTGGCGGCATCTGTAAATAAATTGAGAACCAAAATGGAAATGACTGAGGAAGAAATGACTCAATACCAAAAGGTTTTCAAAGGTGTGATGGATAAATTTGGAATCAATTCACCTGCTGAATTAGATTCAGATGAAAAAAAGAAAGAATTCTTTAATGCAGTTGATAAAGCATATCCAAACGAAGGAACAATTGCAGAAGGAAAATATGATGCAGATTTAGATAAAGTTGAAGCAGCGGCAACCGCAGCATCTTCATTTATGGGAGTTGGAGCTGAATTAAAAAAAGCTGGTATTAAATATACTTTCGTAACCGAAATGATTCCGATGTATATGATTCCTGTACCTGGAAATACGATTGCAATTTGTAATAAGAAATATGCAGCCGGAGCAGAAAGAGAAGTTAAGGATATGGCAATTGGATTATTAAAATAAATCAAAACGAATGAAATCACTTTTAATAGAAACACACTTATTTGAGGGAAAGATTAACGAAGACGAAAATGGAGTAGTTTTGGTTAAAGGTGTATTACAAAGAGCCGATGCTCAGAACCAAAATGGTAGAGTGTATCCAAAAGAAATATTGGAAAGAGAAGTAAAGAAATACCAACAATTAATTACTGAAAAAAGAGCGTTAGGGGAATTAGACCATCCTGAATCCTCAGTTGTATCTCTTAAAAATGTATCACATAACATTAGAGAGTGTTCTTGGAATGGTGATGATGTAGTAGGTGTAGTAGAAATACTACCAACCCCATCTGGAAACATCCTTAAAGAACTTTTAAGAGCGGGTATTCGTTTAGGTATATCATCAAGAGGAATGGGTTCAGTAGAATCTATGGGAGGAAACAAAGTAAAAGTTGGAGAAGATTTTGAATTAATAGGATGGGATTTTGTATCCAACCCATCTACACAAGGTGCATTTATGGAATCACTAAACGAATCAGTTAAAGTTCAACTAAATGAAGGAATAGGAACTGATGTTTGTGGCGAATGGTGTAAGTCTCAACATTTAATAAGAGAAATAATAGAAGAGTTGGGTTAGTATGCCAGTAAGAATTGAAATTAAAATAGCAAGAGGTTCTAGTTCAGATGAACAACAAAAAAATTTTGAAAGAGCATTAAAACTTTTCAAAAATAAATCCTTTAAATTAGGGATAGTAAAAGAATTAAGAGATAGGGCAGAATACTTAAAACCCTCAGTTCGAAAAAGATTGGAAAAAGAAAAAGCAATTAAAAAAAATAAATATTTAAATAATTTTTAATTTAAATTTGTTTTTTCCAAAGTTTTATTATATTTATATATAATTGATTCGAATACCTCATCACTTTTTTATATGAGGTCACCCTATAATCAAGTAATATCATTTGGACACACTTTCATTAGTCCAAGCAAATTCACAAATTTAAGATGAATAGCAAATTGTTAAAAGAAGCAATTGCAGACGCAAAGGCCGTTAGAGAAACTGCTTTAGCTAATGCAAAAATCGCTCTTGAAGAAGCATTCACTCCTAAACTTCAATCTATGCTTTCTAGAAAATTACAAGAAGAATTAGAAGGCGAAGAAGAGAAAGAAGAAGAAGAAATGACTCAAGAGAACGCAGTATCTTCAGAAATCGGAACAGGCGATGGTACTAAAATGCCAGCAGCAGCGGTTTTCACTTCAGCAGCACAAACAGATGATTTATCGGCAGCAGATGTTGATAAAATTTCTGCAGAAGTTGGTTCAGAAGATGAAAACGCTGAAAAGGTAGCAGGTATCACCGAAGGTGAAGAAGAAGAAGAAGACGTAACAGGGGCAACTCCTGGTTCAGCAATGAACGAAGAAGAAGGTGATGAAGATGAATTAGACATCGAAGAAATCATCAAAGAATTGGAAGCAGAAGCTGATGAAGAAGCTCCTGTTGCTGAAGAAGAGCACGAAGAAGAGGCTCCAGCGGCAGCAGAAGAAGCTGAAGTAGAAGCACCAGTTGAAGAAGAAGAGGAAATCGATTTAGATGAAATCTTAAGAGAAATGGGATACGGAGATGAAGCTGAAGAGGAAGCTCCTGTAACTGAAGAAGAAGATGGTGAAGACCATTCTGCTGAATTAGCTGCAAAAGAAGCTGAATTAGGTGAAGCGTACAAAGTAATCTCTTCTTTGAAGAAAACTATCAACGAAGTAAATCTTCTAAACGCTAAGTTATTATATGTGAACAAATTGTTCAGAGGATATAACTTAACAAACGAACAAAAGACTAAGGTTGTTGAAACTTTAGACAGAACAAAGAATGTAAGAGAAGTGAAATTAGTTTACACTACAATTGCAGAATCATTTAAAATTGGTTCAACTGCAACTAGAAAAACTACAACTAAACTTACTGAAAGTTACGCATCAAAGCCAGCACAATCTACTGCACCTGCAAAACAAATTATCGCTGAAGATAATTCTGCAGCAGACAGATTTAAAAAATTAGCTGGTATTATCAAATAATTGGTAATTAAAAATTAATTAAAAAATAAAAAACAAAATGGCAAATTTTAATGTTAAATCATTATTAGAGGCGAAAAATCCTCAGGCCGTGATGTTGGAGCAAACAAGAGGTCTAAGAACAAAATGGGAGAAAACCGGTTTGTTAGAAGGCTTAAAGGATAGAGACCAACATTCAATGGCAGTGCTTTTAGAAAACCAAGCACAACAATTATTAAGTGAAGCTACTGCTACAAGTGCAAACGCAGGCTCTGAAGAGTGGAGTGGTGTGGCTTTACCGTTAGTAAGAAGAATCTTTGGTGAGATTGCAGCGAAAGAATTCGTTTCAGTTCAACCAATGAACTTACCTTCAGGTTTGATTTTCTTTATGGATTTCAAATATGGTACTGCAAAATCTGGTAAAGCTACTACTGATTCTTTATATGGTGGAACTGGTGCTAAGTTCGGTAGAACTGATGCAGCATCTGGTGGTTTGTATGGCGAAGGTCAATACGGATATAGCTTACCAGGAACTTCATCTGCATCAAGTGTAGCTGCTACGTTTACTACTGCATCATGGGCTGATTTTGGGTTTGATAACTCTTTATCTGCTTCAATTGCTGCTACTCCTAACGTATTTAAGAAAATCACTATCGCTGCATCAGCTTTAACTAACGTTGATGTTGAAGCAGTTAAATTAATTTCTGTAACTGATACTAATGTTAATCAATTATATCCTGCTTTCGCAAAGCATGATTATGCTGGAGATAACATTATTTTATTTGCTTCAGGAGCACATGATACTACATTAACAACAGTTAAATTCCAAGAACAACCTGTTGCTTATGATAGAGGTGATTTTGAAGACAGAAATCCTATCACAGGTGGACCAGATGGTGGAACTAACTTGAACATTCCAGAAGTTGATTTGGAATTAAAGAGTGAATCTATCGTTGCTAAGACTCGTAAGTTGAAAGCAGTATGGACTCCAGAATTGGCACAAGACTTAAACGCTTACCACTCAATTGATGCTGAAGCTGAATTAACTTCTATGTTATCTGAATACATTTCATTAGAAATCGATTTAGAAATTTTAGATATGTTACAAGCAAATGCATTAACAACTGACCAATGGTCAACAACTGTGGGTGAAGAGTATGTAAATGGTGCTTGGGT